AATTTATTGTAATATAATTCAATTTATTGTAATATAATTCAATTTATTGTAATATAATTCAATTTATTGTAATATAATTGTAACATAATTGTAATATGTTTGTAGTTGACTTGTAATATAAAAAAGTATATAATGAATATAGAAAAAGGGAAAGCAATGTTAAATAGTGTTATTGGAAAAAGTAGAAAAAGCCCATTGCTAAACCTAAAAAAAAATAAAAAACTTTTAGAAAAGCTATTGACAAAAAATAAAAAAACATATATAATCAAAATGTAAAAAGGAGTGATAAAAAAATGATAATTTTATTAATAATAACAATAAGTATTTGCTTATTAGGAGATGAAGAAATAAAACAATAAAATTTTTAAAAAAACTTGACAAGATAAAAAAAGTATGATAAAATTTAGAAAAATAAGGAAGGAGAAAAAAAACAAATGAAAAAATTAAAAATAGTAAATAAAACAAAATTTTATAAAACAATGTTTACAATATCTACATATATAATTTATATATTAGCTTTTATGTTATTAGCTGAAAAAGGAATAATAAGTAAAATATTTGATTTTATAATAACAGTATATTAAAAAATAGGAGGTTTTAAAAATGAAAATAGTTAAAATGCTAATAAGTTTTTTAGTAGGGTTTATAGTTAGTTTTCTTATAGTAATAAATACATTACAAGTAACAGAGTGCCAAAATACAAAAACTGGTTCGTTAGTTAAAATAAAATTATTAAACGCATATAATAATTACTATATAGAAAAAGAAAAAGAAAATATATTTGAAATAAACAAAACAGAATATAATAATACTTATGAATTAAAAGACAAAAGTTATTTTATAGTTGATAAAGAAGAAAACTTATACTTATTTCAAGCTATCGAACTTGGCGACTGGGATATACAAGTAAATAATGAAGAAGAACTAAAAAAAGTAATAAAAACATATTTTATAAATAAGTACGACACAGAAACATCAAAAACAATTGACGAAATAGAAAAATTTTTTGAAAATATAGAATAAAAACAAAAGTAAAAGCATATAATATATTAAATGGAGGTACGAAGGAAATGGAAGGATACAAAAGTTTAAGCGATATCATAAAAGATATTGACAACGAATACACGGAAAATGATTTATATAACGAATAAAATTATAAAAGGAAGGTTAAAAAGGTGATAAAAATGGATTATAATTATTTTGAAGAAATAAAAGAAGATGTAAAAGAATATTTGAAAGGAACAAGCGAAAGAGATTTTCAAACTTTATATGATGAAATGTTTATTGATGATAGCATAACAGGAAACGCAAGCGGTTCTTATACTTTTAACACATGGCAAGCAGAGGAAAATATAGCCCACAACATGGATTTATTAAAAGAAGCTTTGGAAGAATTCGGCGGAGATTATGGCGAAGCATTAGAAAAAGGGGCAGAATATTGTGATGTAACAATTAGATGTTATTTGCTAGGGCAAGTATTGCAAGAGGTTTTGGAAGAATTAGAAGAAGAGTAAAAAGAAAGCGGAACAAATGAAAATAAAAACAGAAAAGAAAATAAAAAAATTATAGTAAATGATTATAAAATCATAAACAATTAAAAAAATGGAGGTTTAAAAAATGGAAATTTTACAATTCAGTAATAAAAATCATTTTATAATAAAAAAGGATAAAAAAATAATATTGCAAAGTTACAAAAGCTTAGTAGCAGAGTATAACACGGAAACAAAAAACTTAATATTTGGGATTGATTGGGACTATTCAAATACAACACTAATAAATCTTTATAAGTTTATTAATTTTTTTGTAACAGATTTTAACATTGACAAAATAAAAAACAAAAAAGCATATTTGGAAAAATTAATAAAAGAAAATTTAATAAAAGTTGATAATATCATAATATAACAGACGAATAACTATAAAATTGGTTTAGTAGCAAGTTATAAGATACAAAGAAAGTATTTTATGGCTTGTTTTTTATTGTTTTATATGATTATTTTATAAAATCATAAAATAACGATATAAGATAACAAAAAAACCAAAAAGCACATTGAAAAATAAAATAAGACTTGTTAAAATCAAATATAAACTATTTTTATATTTTAGTAATATATTTATATATCTAAAAATAAAAACTTATTACAATTTATTTTAAGCTATTTTAAATGATGTCTAAGGGTTGTGAGAATAAACGCACAAGGATTTTTATATCAAAGTAGTATAATTATATATAAGAAATAAAAATCAAAATAAAAGGATTTTAAAGGCTCGCCAAAATGAATTTTAAGACAATAAAAAGTAAAGTAATATAGTTATATAGATATAACACAAAAATGGTTTAGATTTGAATGTCACAAGCCTCAAGGCATAATTTAAAAGATATATCTATCAAGTAATAAAATAGTGAAAAAATTATGTTAATAAAGAAGTAAATACCGAACAACCAAACAAGAGTTCGTAACAAAACAATTTTGATTATTTCAGAAAGGGAAAATATGTAACAAGGAAAAGCAAAATTTCCCCGAGCCTAGGGGAGAAGAGCGAGAATGGTAACAAGAAACTAAAAAATCGCCCAGCTATACATATAATAAAAATAAAAAAGCAAATTTTTAAATAAATATTGACAAATTTGTTTTTATATGTTATAATACAATTAAATTAAAAGGAAAGAGGTTTTAAATATGAAAGAAGAATTTAAAATTTTAGATGAAGAAGAATTAAAGAAAGAATATGCTAGAGAAAAAAAAGATTTTGAAATTAGAAAATTAATGGCTGACTTTGTGGAAACAATATCTAAAAAAGGTCAAAAACCAGTAACAAAAAGAATAGAAAAAGAATTAGCTGATTTTTTAACTGAAAGAAAAATAGAATATAATAACATAAACTTTTATAATTTTGATTATGTAAGAGTGTATGGAAAATCTTATGATAGAGAATTAATAGTTGAATTTCCTAATTATTATGGGAAACAAAACAAAATTTATATAAAAGAAGGTTTTAATGATAATTTTTATGGCGGATTTTATAATAATCTGTTAGAATGTAATCCGTGGTTAAGCAAAGAAAAAATTAAAATACAGGAAGAAGAAATGGAACAAAATTTTGAAAATGCTTTTTTATCTATAAATAGATATAACCAAAAATTGACAGAATTAATAAGATTAAGAGATAGCTTTGGATATTTAGCAAAATAATTTAGCGAATTTAAAAGTAGTTTTTTGAAATGCAGAATTAAATTTGTATAAAATCGTTTTAAGTCGAAAACCTACCCCAATAGTAGATTTTTAAATTACAGATTTGATTTTGCATATACATATATTAAGTTGAAAACTAGGAGGATTTAGAATGGAAAATATAAGAGTATTAAGTGTATTTGAATATTATAAAGAAATAGGAATATTAGATTTTGTATTAAATAATTATACAAAAATTCCCAATACAATAGAGGGGCTAGTAGATTTATTAGATAGCAATGAATTTAATTTTTGGAGCTATTCTATTAATGATAAAAACGAAATAAAAGATTTTAAAAATGTAGTATTAGTAGAAGATTTAGAAGAAAATCAAAGATATTTTGAGACAACAGAAACAGAACTAGTTTAGGAGGAAAAAGAATGGAAACTTATAAAACCGATGCAAAAGGAAATAAAATAATTTACAATTTAGAAAGATATTATTTTAAAAAAAATGAAGTAACTATATTTTTAAATAATCAAGAATATAATTTTAAAATAGAATGGAAATAAAATAAAAAAATTAAAAAAATACTTGACAAGATACCAATTTTATGATATAATTTAGGAAAATTAAGAAAGGAAATAAATAAGAAATTAAGAGAATATTATATACTACCAGTTGACAATTTTGGTCAACCATACAAACAACTTTAAAAGATTATAGAGCAAGAAAAGAAAATGGCGAATATATTTATAAAGAATATATACAAGCTTTATATAGAAGTCAAGATTAAAAAATAAAGAAAATAATTTGCTTGACTAGATAAAATTAAAAGTAATTTTTAAAAATATAGAAAAATACTTGACAAGTTGAAAATTATATGCTATAATAAGTATAGAAATTAAAAAGGAGGAATAAAAATGGAAGAATTAATAAAAAAATTAGAATATGCTAAAAATGCAACACAAAGTTGTCTTAAAAGTGCAAATTGTAATGTAGATATGCACGGCTTATCTTATTGGGCAAATGAAGTAGAGAGATTAAGAAAAGAAATAATGGAAAAATTATAATAGAAGTAAATAATTATAATATGGGACATTATTTAAAAAGATATAAAGCATTAGAATTTTGTAAAAGTATTATAGAAGAAAAGAGGTTTTAAATGTGAATGATAAAGAAATAATGAAAACTTTAAAATGTAATAAAAGAGATTTAAAAGTAGAATATATAAGATTTTGTAATGATATGTTATATGATAGTAACAATAAATTAGTAAAGGAAGATTTTGCAAAAGCATATATTGAACATAATATAGGTGCATTTGGTTTTTTTGATAATGATTTTTTTATTAGTAAAGATTTAGAAAAAATCAAACAAGAAATTATATTAATATTAGAAAGTGAGATATAGAAAATGGAAACAAAAGTATTAAATGAATATGTAAAAGATAATAATATTAACGGTTATCTTGCAAATGATTTAGATAGCAATAATTTGCAAACATATGTAAAAAATAATCCAGAAGAAATAAAAAAATTTGAAGAAGAGAAAAGTTTTAATGACAATGTTGATACATTAGAAGATTATATTTATTGTTTAATAGAAAATTATAATTTTGAACTTGCTATACAAAATGAAGATATTAAGAAAATGTTATACTATATATATTGTTGCGAATTTGATTTGGAAATAAACAAAAATGGAACATTAAATTTAATAGATTTACAAAATGCGTATTTAGGAGGTAATTATTCTAATTTTGAAACTATTGACAGTGCATTAGGTAGATTAAGCGGAAGTTATTTATATGATTATTTTGGAATTGAGGTGTTATAAAATGTTTAAAAATAAAGAATTAATAAAAGATATAAACGAATTAAGAAATAATATAGATATGAAAAAATATGATAATTTGCAAAGTGATTTAAAGGATTTTGGAAATTTATTATATGAAGATTTTGGGAAGGAATGGCAAGATACAGTTATACACAATGAATTATTAAGATATAAAAAAGCATTCCTAGAAGTACAACAATAAAAAGGAGATAGAATTATGGAAAAATTAGTAAATTATAGAAACCCAAAAAGATTAATAGAAGAGATTAATAATGGGAAATGTGGAGAATATATAAAATTTCAAGGAATATTAATGCAATTAGTACCAGTTCTTTGGTATAATACTTATTGTTATGTAGATTTAAAAAACGATGAAAATTATATAAACTTAAATGAATACAAAAAAGTAACACGATTTTGTGTAAATGATTTTTATTTTGTAAAATAATTGTAAAAATTTAAAAAATAGGGGAGGGATAAATATGGATAAATTTGTATTAGAATGGTATAATTTAAAGGAAAATGTTGGAATGGGCTTAATTAATGATATTATTTATGATGACTTAAAAGTAGCAAAAAAGACAGCTTTAGACATTTATAATAATTTGTGTGATACCAACAAAAAGTATACAAGTATAATAATAAATAAAATAGAAAATGAAGAATGGGAATGTGTTGAAGAAATAGGAGGTTTTAATGAATAAAAAACAAAAAATAAAAAGAGGAGATTTGTTTTATGCGGATTTGGGAAATTCTATGTTTAGTGAACAATTTGGTATTCGTCCCGTAATTGTTTTGTCAAACAACAAAAATAATGAACACAGTCCAACCATAATAATAGCTCCCTTAACAACAAAAATAAAAAAAGAAAGCTTATTAGTGCATACATACATAACAAAAGATAAAGAAAATAATTTGAGCTTAAATTCAATGGTATTATTAGAACAAATAAAGACAATAGATAAAAAAAGATTATTTTCAAAAATTGGAACAGTATGTGATGAAGATTTAAAAAGAATTAATAAAAGTTTAAAAATTAGTTTGAATTTGTAAAAAGGAGTAGAAATGAAAAATATAGAAGATAGTAAAATAATAGAATATATAAAGAATAACAATGCAACAACAAGAGAAACAGCTAAACATTTTGGAATTAGCAGACAAACAGTAACAAATAGAATAAGAAATTCAAAAGACAAAGAAACACAAAATATTATGTATTTACATTATAAATTTAGGTCAAAGACAGAATATTTAAAAAAAGATAAAAATATTATTGAAAAAGCTTGACAAGATAAACAAAATGTGTTATAATAATTATAGTTAAGGGAGGTATGGAAAATGAAATATAAAATTAATAAATCAGATTTATTATATGTATTGTATAAAATAGAAGATAAAAGAGATTATAATTGTAAAACTATTTCAAAACATATTGATAAATTACTATACATAAAAGAACCAAAATTAAATAAGATATTATTAAATGATAATAGTTGTTTAACAGATTTAGTTTTTTTAGAAAAATTCGCTACTGAAAAAGAAATTACTTTAGTTATTAATGGAGCAATAGCAGAGAAACCAACTGAATATACAAATGAAGATATTTATTTTGCAATAGATAAGGCTTTTGGAATAAAAGAAATGATAGATTTATCAAGTATAAAAGAATTTTGTTATTAAAGGAGAATAAAAATGGAAAATTTAAAATTTTATGATAATGATAGTAATAAGTTTATAACATATGGGAAGAGATAGATTTTGCACTTATAGATGCTATAAATGAAAATTCGCTTGGAGAAAAAATATAAAAAGTACTTGACAAAATAAGTATAATATGCTATAATAACTATAGAAATTAAGAAATAGGAGGTTTAATAATTATGAAATTAAATTTAGAAAAAGCTACTTTAGATTTTGAAAAATATATTGATGAAGATATTATTTATATGTTGGAATTCAGTTATATTTTAGGGCAGGATTTTCAAAAAGATATAATGTGTAAATTAAATGACTTAATTTTAACAACAGATGACGGCATAAAAACTTATAGCTTATTTGTAGTATTTCTTTATGAAAGATTTTGTAAAAGCAATGGCGGAGATTATCTATATTTTATAGATAATAATATAGAAGAGATACTTGAGGAATTTAAAAATTATTATTTTGAATAATAGGAGGTGCTAGAAATGAATATAATACATATGGTTATAGGAGGATTATTTTTAATATATTTATTTTGTGATGAACATTTAGACAAAGTAGAAAAAAGAATGATAGAAAAAATAGTAAAAGAAAGATTAGAAGAAAAATAATTTTTTAAAAAAATACTTGACAAGTAAATAAAAATATGTTATAATAAAGGAAATTAAGGAGGTAAATAAAATATGAGAAAGTTTTTAAATAAATATGAAAGTGTAATTATAGTAAATCCAAATTTAAAATACATAGGAGATATTAAAGATAAAATAATTAATATTATAGATAGTTTGAATGTTGAAAGCTTTGAAGATTTGGGAAATAGAGAATTAGCTTATCATATAAAAGGAGAAGAAGAAGGACATTTTATAAAAATAGATTTTTATGCAAGAAATGAAATTATTGATGTATTAGAAAGATATTTTAGGATTAATAGTGATATATTAAAATATATAACTTTAAAAACACAAGAGACAATTCAAGATAAGGGAGAATTTGATAATTCTTTATATAAAATTTTAGATATTTATACAGAATATAATTGGGAAAATCAACCACTTGATACTGATGAAGTAGATAGATTAGCAGAATTATTAAAAACAAAGTTAAATCTTCTTAATGGAAATATAACAGAAGAAGAATATTATAACTCATTTGAATAAAAAATAAAAGGAGGAAAAATAATGGAATTTGAAAAAAATATTTTTAAATCTAAAGATGGAGAAAAATTATTAGGGAAAGTAGCAGATATAGAATTAGAATTTATTAGTATATTGAAGGAAACTTTAAATTGTGTTTTAAGTGTAGATGAATTGATTATTACTACAAAAGAAATAGCAGATTTTTTAACAGATTTAGAAGAAAATTATAGTCAAGACAAAGATGTAATAATAAAAGTATGGCATAATCCTATGGGAGCATATCAATATGAAGAAATAGATATATAGGAGGTATTTATTATGAAAAATAAACAGATTTTTGAAAAAGTAATGAAATCATTGAAAAATATTGCTAGAGAATGTATTAATAATGAAAGAGAATATATTAAATGTTTTACTATTTTTGAGATTTACGACGAATTAAATCAAAAAATATATTTAAAAGATAAAGAAATGGAAGAATTATGCGATTATGTATATGATATTTATATATCAGTAGATGATAATAGTATAACAATACCAGTAATTGTTGATACGATAGAGAACTTATTAGAAGATGATTATAATGTAGCCAAAATAACAGAAATGACTGAAAGTGAATTTATAAATAATATATGGTTTTAATTGAGAGATTTTTATCTCTCTTATTTTTTTATTTTTTTTAAAAAAACACTTGACAAATTTAAAATAGTATGTTATAATATAATTAAGTTAAGAGAAAGTTAAGACTTACAACTCCAAAAAACTTAGTTGCGAGAAACATTTAACGAGCGATAAAATAAATATTATGTAAATTTAAAATTACATTATACACTTATTTATAATATATGTCTAGGAATAACGAGAATGGTCGTAGAACGATTTTTATAATATAGATATATAATTACACTATGAAGAAATATAAAAGCTTAAATTTGATTTTAAAAGAAATTTAAAAATTTTAATAAAAGTATTGACATTATTATTGTTTTATGCTATAATATAAGAGTAGTAAGGAGGTGGCACAATGTATGAGGTAGTTATCTTGAACTTAAAAACAAATACTACATTTAAGAAAACTTTTAGTAGTCTTTATTTGTTAGATAAGTTCAAGAAAAAAGTAAAGTATTCGACAAAAATAAAAATAATTGCCGAATTCAAATTTTAATTTTTACATAGGATATAAGTTGTCTTAAAAGGCACATTCCATTTTTTATAGTTAAAAGCTATATACATAGTTAATAGAATATAAAGACATACATAAGTTTTTATGTTTTATTAATTATGAGTATAGCTTTTTTGCTATTTAGAACATTGAAAATTATATATTATTATATAACTTATTAAAATCGTTTTTAAAGTATTTTTATTGTTAGATATGTAATTATACTAATGTAGTTTAAAAATGTCTGTATTTTAATTCTCAGCCTTCCTAGACCTATTTGTATATAGTTAATAGGATTATTAAACATAAAATGGATAAATAATTATGTAAATAGTGAGAATTTTGATTTTGAAAAATTAAGATATTGAAAATACGTAACAGAAAAATCAAAAAATCACCGGGCTAGAAATCTATTTTAAAAAAGAGAAAAATAGATAAACGTAACAAAGAATTTAAAAATCACCGGAGCACATAAAAGCAAAAAAAAAGAAAAAATAAAAAAATTTTAAAAAAAGTATTGACAAAAATTAAAAAATATGATAATATATAATAAACAATAAAAAGGAGGAGATAATAAAATGAAAAGAAATTATAAGGATGATAAAAAAAGAAGTGAAAATTTTGGTATAATTCCAAATAAAATTGCATATTATTATAAAGAGGTTTTTAACATTGAGATTGTAGGACTGTTATATAAGAAAAACTTAAATAGAAAAATAAATAAAGAAATAAAAAATAATAATTGTTTAGAAATAGTTAAAATTTCAACATTTGATTTTTTCATATTAATAAAAGATAACAACAAAAAGATTTTTAAATATAAACTATTGAAAACAACATACGATAATTCTGAATTTAGAGAAAAAGAAAATCAACATGCGGGTTTTTTTGAAAAAATATATTTCTTTGTAGATAGAAAATTATGCAAATATTGTCAAGATAAATATTTTGATAAATTAAATGGAAAAGAAATAAATAATATAATAGAAAAAAATAATAAAATAAACGAAGATTATAAGAGATGGTTAATAGAAAATTATGGGTAATTATAAAAAAATCAAACAAAATTAAAAGTATTTTTTACAAAAGCAAAAGTAGTTTTTTGAAATCTAGATTTGATTTGAAAACCTACCCCATTAAGTTGAAAATATAGGAGGGATATAAAATGGACGAAAAGTCAGAGGCTATGAAAGTAATAGGTCAAAGAATAATGTTATATGAAATTCAAAAACAGATATTAGGAGCTAAAAATAAAGGCAAGACAATCACAGAAGATTGGATATTAAAAATTTTAAATAGTTTAAACTCTTATCAGATATCACAAGAGGATAATTGGGAAATAGGGAGATATATAGATAGTGATATTGATTATATGATTTTAGAGTCTAGTTTAAATATTGCAAAAGTATTAAATGATTTTATAGAAGGAGGAAATAAAAATGATTAATTTAACCGCATATGCTATAATAGGTTTTGCAATTTCTACATTTTTAATAATAAAATTTATTTGGGGTGAGAGAGATTGCTTAGGGATAGATGTAATAGCAAATGCTATTACTGAAGCTTTAATTGTTGGACTTGGTTGGATAGTATCTATACCAATATTAGTAATTTCAAACATAGTTTTGCTTATTATATGTTGTATTTATATTTTAATAATAGGAAAGGAAGATGAAAATAATGAATAGATTAACAGTTAAAAAATTAAAAGAAGCTTTAAAGGATGTGCCAGATGATTTAGAAGTAGAATTATGGAGTGATAGCGGTGTAGACCAGTGCGACTATGATGATTGTGAAGTAGTAATAGAAGATGCATATAGACATAGATATGAATTACCAGAAGGGAAAACATTTGAAGATGGCTCATCAGTAGATGACTGTTTTGTAATATATGCTAATTGGGAGGAAGAATAAATGAATGAATTTAAAGAGAGTTTAAAAGTAGTAGAAGAAGATTATAAAAGTAGAGGCAGAAAATTAGAATTTAAAGATAAGATAGCATTAGCTGTGTATATGGCAATTCAAGATATAGAGCCACAAAATAGCCAGGAGGAGTTCATAAAAACAGAATATATGATGAATATAAATAAAGTTATATGTAATTATGAAGAATTAAGACCTATTTTAACAGAATATTTTGAAAAGAAGAAAAGAAAAGAAAAATGGGAGAGATAACTATGAATAATAATGAATTAAAGAAAAAAGTAGAACAGATTTTAGATTGCAACGATTGCCATTTTGCAGCTTGTGAACAATGCGAAATATCTTATACTGATAAACAATTGATAAAAAGATATATAGAGGAAAAAGATAATGTTATAAAAGATATAATTAAAAGATTAGACAATGATATGGTTAAAATAACAAATACATTAAAAGATGGGAAACATAATGATGATTATAGCAGAAATCGACTAAAAGCTTATAGAACAAAAACAAAAGAACTTAAGGAATATATAAATAAAAAATATTTTCAAGACTTTTTTAAGGATACAGATGATGAATTATCAAAATTTGTATAGGTGGTGATAAAATGACAAAATATTATCTTAATTTAACAAATGGAATAGAATTTTTAGATATTCCAGAATTCAAAAATAAAGATTTTAATTTTGTAAGAATACAAAGTACTTCATGTGAACAACATAACTGGAATAAGTTGTTAATGGAATTAGATTATAGTTTTTTATTGGATTTAGCTTTAGGAAATCATGTTGTGATATGTGATACAAGTGCTCATAAAAAAATAAGCCGAGCATTATATCAAGGAGTAGAATTTATTCGATTTGTGCTTTCTAAATATTGGCTAGGTATAGAATTGAAATCAGTAGTGAAAGGACAAAGTTGTTACAATTATTTCAAAGAAGAATATAAAAAAATTAATGAAAAGACATTTAAAAAATTAAAATATTTAAAAAAATTTTTGAATACAGATAGTATAAATATTACAACGATAGGTAAAAATACAACTCATGACAGTGATTACAAATATTATAAAGAAATTTTGATAAAATACTTGACAAAATAAAAAATATATGTTATAATATATTTAAAGTTAAGGAAAGAAGGTTTATATTATGGAAGAAAATTATGATGTATTACTAGAAGATATTGAATTTACTCAACATGTATTAGAGAGATATGTAGAAAGGACTATGAATAAAACAGGAAATGAAGTTAAACAGTTTCTAGCACAAAACGAAGAGCAAGTAAAACAACAAATATTAAAATTATACCAATATTCAGAACCTTTTTGGTATGGAAAAAATAAAGAACATAATTATACTTATTTTAGAATTAACAAAAATGGTTGGCTAATTGTTATAGACAAAAATAAAACAAAATTAATTACTTTATATAAAATAGATTTAGGTCTTGGAGAAGAATTTAATAAACAATATATTTCTCAAATGATACAATTTGTAGAAAATGCAAACCAAGAAATAGAAAACGAGAAAGAAGATTACAATAATAAAGTTGTTGGGAATAATATGACTATAGAAGAATTAAAACAACAAAATAAATTGTTGCAAGCTCAAATTCAAAATAACCAAGATACCATCAAAATGTTAGAGGATGACAAAGATATAACTCTAGGCAAGATAAGCATACAAGAACAAAAATTAAAAGCAAAAATAGAAAAATTTGTTGGTGCTAAAATATTTTAGGAGGGTTTTTTATGAATGAAAATAATTTTATATTAGGAGAAAATGTTGTATTTACAATATATGAATATGATGAGGATAATAATGAAAAGAGTAAAGAAATAAAAGGTAAAGTATATTTTAAGAATAGTTCTTTTGTAACTATAGATAATGGTTACTATAAAGAAAGTTATAAATATTGTCAAATGAATAGAATAAAAAATAAAGATACAATTGGAGATTCTTATGACTTATCTTTGGAAGCTTACCAAGAAGATATAGTAGAGAATTGTATAGAAGATGTCTTAAAAGGTAAAGAAGGATTTGTTTTTAATTATGAAGAATTAAATAAAGTAATTAAAAGAATAAAATCTGCAAAATTCATTACAAGAGAAGAAGATAATATTTTTTATATAAAAATTATTTAAAAACTCTTGACATTTAATATGAAATATGTTATAATAAAAGTAAGGAGTGATAAATTTGATTTATTTTATTAGTGACACACATTTCTGTCAAAAAAGTATTATACCTTATTGTCATAGACCATTTGGCTCAGTGGATGAAATGAATGAGAAGTTAATAGAAAACTGGAATTCTGTAGTTAAAAAAGATGATAAAGTTTATTTTCTTGGAGATTTTTGTCTAGGAGACTTATCAGAGAAAAGAGAGATATTGAATAGGCTTAATGGATATAAAATTATAGTAAAAGGAAATCATGAAGATGAAATAAATGTTCAATCTCTTATGAATCTTGGTTGGGATGAAGCTTATGTTTGTCCTACAGAACTAATGTATGTAGACAAAGATAAAAAAGTTCAAAGTATTTTGTTATCTCATCAACCACAATATATAAGTGATAATCAATTTAATATACATGGACACATACATGATGCTTTATTAGAAAATGAATACCCAGATATGAACCCTAATAATCATTTATGTGTAAGTGTAGAAGTTATAGATTATAGACCTATTTCTTTTGAAGAAATCCAAAAGGAATATTTAGAAAAATTTTTTAATAAAAGAAAGGAAGATTAATATGTTAAATATAAGTGTTACAGGAGAAACAATGATTTTTAGAAATGAGAAAGGTTTTTATTCTACAAGTATATCAAAAAGTAAAAAAAATCCAGATGGAACTACAGGGTATGATAATGCATATATAAATGTAGAATTTAGAAAGGGCGTAGAAATACCAAATATGACAAAAATAAATATAACAAATGGTTGGGTAAGTTTTAATAAATATCAAAAAGATGAAAAAACAAACACATATTTCAAGATTTTTGTTAATGCATATGAGATACCATCAGCTTCAAATCAATCTACTAGCACGCAAAATGCTCAAGATGATGTTATGTTTGGTTCTAGTGATGATATGCCATTTTAATTAAAGCAAGCAATTGTCTGGGCAGTTGCTTATACATAGGAAAGGAGGAATAAAAATGAAATTAAAAATGATATTATTGATGATAATTACTTTAGCAAGTGTATTTTTCTCTATATTTATTTCTACAATTTACAGTGGATTTGTCGCACCATATTTAATTGGTTTCTTCACTCCTATTGTTGTTAATGGAGTTTATACATTTGATATTAATAATTATAAAAATAAAAAATAGGAGAACAAGTTATGAAAAAGGATATTGAATATATAGAAATAATGTTATCAGACTTTTCAGTTTTTCATATAGATAAAGATAATCTATTAGAATTTGATATAGATTTAAAACCTGAGTATATAGATACTTCTTTATTTGATTTTGAAAATTCACTTCAGCCAATAGTTAAAAGTTTATTATTAGTAGTAGATGATTATACAAAAATGTTAAGTATAACAGACATAGATAATTTTGATATTAACAGAAAAGATATAGCACAAATAAGTGTTTGTTTTCAAAATGAAAAATACAAAAATGCTTTTGTTAATTTAACTCAAGAAGATTATAATAAAAATCAAATTAATGTATTAGATGGCAATAGATTGTATATAACAATAGAAGAAAAATAAAAAAAATATTAAAAATATAAAAAAAGTATTGACTTTTTTCTAAAAATGTGCTATAATATTTATAGAAAGAAGGAGATAAGTATGATAAAAGAAGTTGAAAATTGGTTAAACACTGTTCGTTCACAAGGAACAAAAAAATCTTATAGAACAAATATAGAATCATTCTTTGAATATAAAGGAATAAAAACATTTGAAGAATTTAAAAGATTAGATTCTGATGACTATTATAAATGGATAGATTATTTAATTAATGAAAAAGGAAATTCTGAAAATACAGTAAGACCCAAAATAAGTGCAATAAGTTCATTTTATGCTTATTTATTAGCTAACCCTAAGTATGATATTCGAGTAAACCCAATAATAAATGCTAAAATTCATTCTACAGTAAAATCTACAACTAACCCAGAGAGAACAACATGGTTGACTTCAAAAGAGATTAAAGCTTTTATGAAACAATGTAGAAATCCAAGAGAAAAAGCTATTTGCGGAATATTTTTAAATACAGGGCTAAGAGTTAGTGAAGTAATAGGTTTAGAATTAAATAGATATGAACATTTTATTAATGAAGAAAATGAAAATTGCGCTCGTATATTAGTAAGGAGAAAAGGTGGCAAATTACAAATTATTGAATTTAATTCTTATGTTACCAAATTAATAGATGATTATTTATTAGTTAGAAAAGAAACTGATTGCCCAAATTTATTCGTTTCTAATAATGGCAACCCTATGTCAATACAAAGTATAGATAGAACTATTCATAAATTAAAAAATAGAGCAAATATTAGCAAAAATGTTTCTGCTCACAGTTTAAGAAGAAGTGCAGCAACAGCTATGTATGGGGCAGGATTTGATATAAAAGAAATCCAATCTGTTTTAGGACATAATAGTTCTGGCACTACAGATATATATCTAAAAGGATTAGATGATAGAGCTAATCATGTATTTCAAAATTTTGTTATTAAGGAGTAAATTAAATGAGTGAAATTAAAATTGCATTTTTAAGACTGTTTTCTATAATATCTATAAGTTTATGTGTTTTTATAATTCCAAAATTTTTAGACTTTATGGAAAAGCAAGATGATATTTTAAAAATAGGAAAACAAAACCCTCAAATATTTTATGTAGAAAAAGATAAAATTCCATCACAAAATATAAAAGTAGACTTTAATATTCCTATTCCGGAAGATATAAAACAAGAAATGATTACTAAACAAAAGGAAAAAGAAAGATTAGAAAAAGAAAGAATAGCAAGAGAAGAAGCTGAAAAGGCTGAAAAAGAAAGACAAGAACAAATTAAAATAGCTAAAGAGCAAGAAGAAAAAAATAAAGCTATTCAAGTTGCAAAAGTTTCTGCGATTACTAATCGTAGTGAAGACAAACCAAGAGATAATTCAGGTTGGATTACCTTTACAGCTACAGCATATTGCGGTTGTTCTAAATGTTGTGGAAAATCTACTGGAAGAACCGCTTCGGGAACAATGGCAACTCAAGGAAGAACAGTAGCAATGCCAGGGAACTATTCTTTTGGAACAAAAATAGAAATACAAGGAATGGGAACTTATGTTGTAGAAGATAGAGGCGGTGCTATAAAAGGAAATCGTATTGATATATATTATAGTAATCATCAAGCTGCTTTAAGTTTTGGGAAAAGAACTGTCTCTTTGAAGGTGGTGGAATAGATGAATTATGAAAATTTATATTATAAAAATAATAATGGGGAAATAGAATATAATAAAAATTGTTTAAATTGCCCATATGAATGTAAACAAAGTTTTAGAAGTACTATAATGATTTGTAAAAAAACAAAAGAACTTAAAAAGAAAAGGAGAAAATAAATATGAAATATTTTGATTATGCAGCTACAGCATTACCTAATACTGATATTTTAAAAGAAATATTAAGCTCATATCCAAAAGAATATTTATTTGGAAATCCTTCAAGCAATCATAATAACGGTATAAATGCTAGAGTCTTATTGGAAGATGCTAGAAAATTAATTGCAAGATATTTAAAATGTCAATCTTCTGAAATTTATTTTACAAGTGGTGGGTCGGAAAGTGATAATACAGCTTTGAAAGGATATATGTTACAGTTCCCAAAGGGTTCAGAGTTGATTGTATCTAGCATTGAACACCCCGCAATCTTGAATACTTGTAAAGAACTTAAGCAACTAGGATACGTTGTAAAATATGTTTCACCTGACATAAGAAATACGATTACCGTAAAAAATGTAGAAAAATTAATAACAAATAAAACAAAGTTGATAAGTGTAATGTCTGTTAATAATGAAACTGGAGTAATAAATCCCGTAAATGAAATTGCAAACTTGGCTCATAAGAATAGCATAGCTTTTCATAGTGACATGGTTCAAGGTGTTGGTTTATATAACATTGATTTATCTAATATAGATATGGCTTCATTTTCAGGACATAAATTTGGTGCTGTAAAAGGAACAGGTATATTATACAAAAAAAATAACATAAAACTAATTCCACTTATTCAAGGCGGAGGACAAGAAAAAAGTTTAAGGTCAGGAACAGAGAATGTTTTTGGAATTCTAGATATGGCACTTTGCTTTAAGGAGACATTAATAAACAAATGGAATATAGATAAAAGGACAGAAATAAGGAAAGGCATAGTGGAATTAATTAGCAGATTATGGAATTGGGATAAAAACAAAACTAAGATTTTAAGTTTTCCAATAAATAGGATTGACAATTGTTTGTTGGTAGCTTTTAAAGATATAGATAGCAGAACTTTACAGTTATTATTAAGTCAAGAAGGATATTGCATTTCTGTTGGTTCGGCTTGTCATTCTAATTCAAACGAAACAGTATCTTATGTTGTTAAAGAAATAAATACTCCTGAAGAATTTCAAAATGGAGTAATAAGGATAACTGTGCCCCCAGAGGCAAGTATAGAAGATATAAGGGATTTTTCAGAAATCTTAATATCAAAATTAAATTATTTATATGAAAGTGAGTGAGATTATGGAAGAAACAAAAATGGATTTCGTTCCTGAAAAACAAGAAAAGAAAAAGACTAAATTCCAAGCAAAATGTTTTCATTGTAAAGAAAAAGAACACATGACAACAGATAATGGCATGGAGTTTGATTTACCTTTTGCTTATGTTGAATTAAAAAAAGATAAAGAATTACTCAAAGAATGCAAAAATTATGCAAAAGAAAGTAAAGAAAAATATGGCAACGAGAATGTAATAAAAAGAAGATTATTAAATGGTTGCCCAAAATGTGGACACAATATAAATATTAATTGTAAAGAATATGTTGATTTTTATTCAGCAAAGAAAAAATAAAAAAAGGAAATAAGAGTGACATTATGGAAAAATATATTGAAGTTGAAAACAATATAAGACTTGATTAAAATAACAATATAAATGAATTATTACAATAATTTCAAAAAGTACTTGACATTTATTGTAAAATATGTTATAATAGAATGAGATTAAAGCTGGCATTGATAAATTTTATTTATTTTTTAAGGAGTGATTTTAATATGTTAGATTTATTATTTAATCCATTTGCATGGAATAAAGAAGTTTATCAATTCAATAGATTAGAAAAGGATATGAAACCATATTCGGTTCATAAAAATGACAACGGAGTAACTTTAGTTCACAATGTTGTAGGAGTAGATAAGAAAGACTTATCTGTAAAATTAATAGAAGAGAATGGAATATCAAAATTGGTGATAGAAGGTGAAACAGAACCTTCAATTGATAGTCCAAAAAGTAAATATTCTGTTCATTCAGAATTTATATTAGATAATAATAAAAAAATTGAAGATATAAGTTCTAAATTAGAGAATGGTCTTTTATATATTACTATAAAATATGAAGAACCGACAGAAGGAAGTATAAAAACTATTAATATTCAATAGCATATGATTTTAATTTAATTTTTTAATATCAATGCTAGCTTTATCATTATAGAAATAAGAAAGGAAGATTAAAATGATTGATGATTTACAATTTTTAAGAGGAGAAGCAAAAAAATTACAAGATGCAGTAAGAAAAGAAAGCGGAAAAAATTATAAAAAATATGCTACTTTATTTCAAGCTTACTTAACAACTAGAGGAAATATACAACAATTAGAAGCTTATAAAAGACAACAAGAGGAAGAAGCAAAAAGAAAAGAAGAAGAAAGAAAAGCTTTTGAAGAAGCTAAAAAAGAATTAGCAGAAGAAAATAAATAAAAGGTGATTATATGAATACTTTTACCTTTATAGGAAATATACCTAAACCTTCAGAAAAAACAAATATAATAAAAACAACAAGCACAGGTAAAAAATATTTAAAATTATCAATAAAACAAAATGAAAATAATTCTGCTTATGTTTATATGTATGGAGATAAATTGATAAATGGTTCTATACCAGTTCTTATTGATGGCAATAGAGAATTTATCAATTATGAGGATAGATTTGATGAATCTCTTTTGTCTAAAATAAGTTATTTAAGCAAATATAGGATATATACAGAACATGAAGGAATAAGAGAATTTATTTGGAAAGATGATTTTATAGAATACGTATATGATTTGTTAATGGAAATGCCTTCTAATACAGTATATGAAGTCAGAGGAGAATTTAGTGTATCTTATTCAAATAATAAATTTTACAACAATTTTAATATAAGAAGTATTAGAATTAGCAATTCAGAAAAGCCTTGTTTAAAAATGTATTTGGATTTGTTTTATAAATATAATTCTTTAGATGAAAGCGATAAAAAGAATAAATTTGTTATAAATTCTTATATAGAACAATATTCTTATACAAATAAAAGAAAAGAATATTTTCCTTTACAAACTCAGTTTATAACAAATAGATTTAATTTTAAAGACCCTTCTGATATAGAGATTATAAAACATAGAAAAGCTAATTTACAACCATTTCCAGAAGAAGGTTATGTAAAAGCAAGATGGGAAGCTCAATATGTTAAAGGTGCTCAATTAATATTGCCGCCTTTAGAAACGTTACCAAAAGATATACAATTTGAAATAAAAAATGCCGGAAGAGAAATCAAAGAATATATGTGTAATGTGGTTGGAGAAGCTTCTGAGTTTATTTGTTTAACTAGACCTGACAATACAAAATCAAAAGATGGAAAAGTGTATGAAAGCTTAGGAATTTCAAATGAAGAATTTGAAGAAAAAATAAATTATAATTATAAACAAAATAAAAATAATAGTATAGATAACATAGCTAAAAAAGAAGCTATAGAAAATCCATTTAATTAAGGAGGAAATTATGGGAGACCAAGTAGATGAAAGTACTTTAATAAAGAATATGAACATTTATAAAAAAATACAAAAAGTAAAAAGAGAATTATCAGAAAGAGAATTAAAAAAGAGTGGAGAAAACACTTTTTCAAAATTTAAATATTATGAATTAGGAGATTTTTTACCTTCAGTCATAGAATTATGTGGTAAATATGGATTATTTACTAAGATAGATTTTCAAGATGTTATTTCTACAGAAACACAAGAAGAGCAACTTGTTAAAAAAACAAAAATAGGAGAAAAAGCTACACTTACAATTATAAATTCAGACAATCCTGACCAAAAAGAAATATATTCTTGTGATGTCAAAGAATTAGACCTTAAAGGAGCAAACAGTATTCAAAATTACGGTGGGGTTCAAACATATTTAAGAAGATATTTATATATGAACGCTTTTGATATCGTAGAGGCAGATATGTTTGATAGTGATGAGTTTGAAAAGAAAAAGAAGAAAAAAGCTGAAAAAGATGATTTGGAAAAATTAGTAGACAATTGCAAAACTACTTTTAAAACAGCTACAACAGAAAAGAAAACTGAATTTGGAGAACTTATGAAAACTTTAGGATATCAAAGTTTTGCTGCTCTATCAAAAGGACAAAATAAAAATGACATTATATCATTAGCTACAACATTAGAAATAGAAATACCACAAAAATTAAAAGAAGAAACAAAAGGGAAGAAATAAATCTTCCCTTTCCTAAAAGGAGAGAGATATATAAAATGGAAAATAAAGATTTAATATTGACTGCATATAGAGTTAACGATAAAAAAGGAACTATTAATATAGATTTAAAAGCTCACACATTTGGATATGAATTATATCGTATATCATTAATGCTATTAGATAAAATAATAAATTTTGCATCTAAAGAAGAAGTTGATAATGAAAACATAAAAGCATTTTTTAAACAAATGGGAGAAGATTATATAAACTTCTATAAAAAATAAGGAGTGTATGGCATGGAACAAAATTTGACAGAATTAGAAGAAAAAATTCTAGATTTAAGAACAAAAAAAGGATACACAATTGAAAATACATTAAAAGAACTAAAAATTCCAAGAAGAGTATTTAAAGAAACTGTAGATTTATTGCAAGAAAAAGGACTTTATAAAGAAGAAGATGTAAAAAAAGCAATAAGAAACAAGAAAAATAGAGAATATGTAGAAAAAAATAAAACAAGAAAAAAACTTTCTCCTGAGGAAGAAGATTATAGAAAAAAATGTATTGATTTTATGTGTAAAAAATATTTTGATTATGAAAGAACAAAGAAATTTAATCCTGTATTAGTAGCTAAATTACAAAATTTAAATAAATTATGTTCTTATAAAGTAATTTTTAACACTATAAAATATCAAGAAAGAAGCTTGGATTATGCAAATTTAAAACCAATGGCTTCAGAATATCAAAAAATAAGTTATATGATGGCAATAATAAAAAACAATTTAAATGTAGTATATAAAAAGATACAAAAACAAGAAAAAATTCAAGAAGGAAAAGATAAACAAATTGATGATAAAAAATTAGTAAATCAATTAAATAAAAATATTGTTTCAAAACCTAGTGAAAAAATTGATATGTCTGATTTCTTAGATGATTAGGAGGAATAAATGAAGAAAAGTGTAGACTTAACGAAAAATAGACCTTCTTTGGAAGGAAATTTTGTTTTATCTTTATATAAAGACCCTTTAGATTTATATGGTGATTTTCCAATTAATCCAGACAAAGATTTGATAACTGCTGATGGTAAATTTTATTATAATTTAGGTAAAAATATGGTCGATAAAGGAATAAAAACTTTTGATGAAGTATCTTTATTGACATTTTTAAATGATTATCCTGATTTAAAAGCTGAGTATGAAAGCAAAGGCGGTTGGAAATCTGTAGAAGAAGCTATCGAAGTATTAGATGAGGATAATATAGAAGTTTATTATAATGAATTGGTTAAAAATAATTTATTAATACAATTAGACAAAAAAGGATTTGATATATCTCATAACTTAAATATATTTAATAAATTCAAAACAGCAGATGAAGTAATAGATTTTTTTGATGCTCAATTAAGTACTATAGCTTTAAATATAACCCATGATTTAAAATTAGAGACTTTGGAATATACAAGTAAAGATATTCAAATAAAAGAAAGAGGAGAACAAGTTGGTCTTCAATTTAATACTGCTTCTCCGTTATTGAATAGTTTCAGCAATGGTATTCCTAGAAAAGGATTAACAATGCTTGCAAGTTATACAAATGGAGGTAAGACTAGTTTTGTTTTTGAAAATATAGTTATGCCTTTAGTTAATCAAGGGATAAAAGTTTGTGTTATAAGTAACGAACAAGATAGTATTATATTTAAAGATTTGTTGTATTTACATGTATTAACTTCAAATTTAGATTATTGGAATATAGATAGAACAAAATTAAAAGATTTAGATTTTAATGATAAAGATAAAGAAATGTTCAAAAAAGCAAATGAAATTATAAAAGAAAAATACAAACCTTTTGTAGTATTTCAAAGAGTTTATGATTACAGCATGAAGAATGTAAAAAGAACAATAAAAAAGTTAGGAAGACAAGGATTTGATTTATTCATTTATGATACATTTAAAGTTGATGCAACTACAGATATTGTATGGCAATCTTTTTTAAATGATAGTAAAGAATTATTTCAAATTGCATCAAAAGAAAATGTAGCTGTGATAACTCCAGTTCAAATTGCTTTATCCACAAAAGGGAAAGTAAGAAGTCTAAACGAGAGTGTTCTTTCAAATAGCAAGCAAATTTCAGAAATATATGAAGAAATTTTTATGTTTAGAGATATTTGGGGAGATGAATTTACAGGATGTACAAATGATATTAAGGCTTATACTTACGAAAAAGAAAATGGAAAATTTACAAATACAAAAAAAGAAATACCTTTACAACAAAATGAGGGAGACCATTATAAAATATTTTTTCATTGTAAAAGTAGAAATGGAGAAGTAGGGCAAACTGTTTTATATAAATTTATTCCATATGCAAACAAATGGAAAGAATTAGGTATGTGCCGAGTAGGAGAAGAAAATAGATTATAAAAGGAGATAGATAGAAATGTCAGTTGAAGTTTTAAAAGAATATCTTATACAAAATCCAAATGATATAATTAAAGTATTAGAGCTAACTGATTTTCATTCTATCTCTTTTTTTGATACTAAAAAAGAAATTAGATGTGCTTATTATGAAGGTGGAAACCCTACATCTGTAAGTATAAATTGCGAAACATTACAATGTTATGTTTTTAGTAAAGAAATAGGAGGAGATTTATTTTACTTAATTGGAGTTCATAATAATTGGGGGTTAAATAAAACCTTAGATTTTATTTCTAAGGTATTGAATATCTCAGACTTGGATAATATAAAAGTACCATATATTTTTAATGGAACTTATAAAAGGATAAAACATTTAAAAAATAAAACTGCAAAAATTTTAAAAAAAGATATTCTAAGTAATTTCATAAATCATCCAAATATGAGATTTTTTGAAGATAATATTTCTTTTAAAACACAGTATAAATTTAATATAAAATACGACCCTAATACAGATAGAATAGTTGTACCTTGGTTCAATAAAAAAGGAGACTTAGTTGGAATTACTGGAAGATATAACTTTAATCAATTAGGGAATAATCCTAAATGGAAAGCATTAGAAAGCTTTCAAAAAGGAAACTACCTTTATGGAATGTATGAAAATTATGAAGATATAAAAGAAAGTGATTACGTTTTAATAGGAGAAAGTGAAAAATTTGTAATGCAACTAGACACTTATGGATATCATAATGGATTAGCACTGGGAAATTGCACTATAACTGACAAACAAGCAAGATTAATAAAATCTTTACCAGTAAAAAAAGTTATATTAGCTTTAGATGAAGGAGTAAACATTGAACATATATTATCTCAATGTGAAAAACTTAAAGGTGGTATTTTTAATAATAGTAAAGAAATATGGTGTATATATGATACGAAAAATGAAGTAGTACCTAAAAGCAGTAAGGCTTCTCCTACAGATTTTGGAAAAGAAAATTTTGAATTTTTATTAAACAATTGTTGTTTTAGAAAGGAGTAAAATGTGTTAACAGTGAGTGTATGGAAAGCAGCATTAGAAGAATGTGAAGATAGCTATGGGTATTATTATATTAGTTTTGGAGTTGCTGCATTATTAACTTTTGTGTCTATTTTTACAGTTATCGTAGATATAATATTTCTTCCTTTTGAAGTTTTAGTTTTTATTTTAAAAATTATATTAGAATCAATATTAAATAGATAAATTAAGGAGATTTGATATGGAATTAGAATGGAATGTGCTAATATACGATTTAAATTCTAGAAAAATAAAACTTTACAATATATTTAGAAATGATTTTATTTTAGAAATTAGAAATAAATCAAAGTCCAAGAAAATAAAGACATATTTAGAGTTAAAAGAATATATAAATAATTGGGCTAAATATTATTATTGGAGTAAAACAGAATATGAAATTGCTGTAGGTGGATTGTTTAGCGAATATCCAGATGAATTTGAAAAAATAGATATCTACAGACAAATAGAAATGAATTTAGATAGAATTACAGAATATGTAAGTAATAAATTACAAATAGTAAAGGAGTAAATAGAATGATAATTAGCAATAAAATAAAATGCAAATTTTGTGGAGATGTTATAGAGAGCAAAAATAGACATGATTTTAAGTTTTGTTCTTGTGGAAATTGTGCGGTAGATGGGGGACATGATTATTTAAAAAGAAGTTTTTCAGGAGCTTCTCCAGAAGAATGTTATGAAGATTTAAGTGAAGTGGTGGAAGATGGAAGATAAATGTAAAAAATGTAAATATAAAAGGTATTATGGGAAAGGATTTTTTCCTTGTACAAAGTGTGAAAATCAGCCGCCAGTTACCTGTTATGATTGTAGATATGCAGAATTAGGTAGAAATTGTAAAAAAGGCATAAGACCTTGTAAAAAATTTGAATGGAGTTAGGAGAAAATTATGATAGTAAACAATGAAGATTTAGAAAAGTTAGAAGACTTTGGGTTTAAGAAAAATCATTTGCTGAATGATGATTATGATATTTATTATTATACTGTTGAGGAAATAGATGATGATATTGATTGTTCTGTTTTAATTAATGATACGGATAACAATGACAATAGAGTTCGATTTATGTATTGTGATAGTTGTGATTGCAAGGAAGAAGAATGGTCAGATTTTTATATTAATAAAGATTGGCTTATTCCTGATGTGATATTTGATTTAATTGAAGCTGGAATTATAAAGAAAGGATAGAATTATGGAAATAGGAGATATTAAAAAAGTAGAAAATAAATTAGGAATTTTTACTATCAAATTGATAGAAATAATAAATAAAAATATTGGTAATTCAGATGGAGCTTTAGGAGAATTTAAAAACTTAAGGGTAGAATTTTATAAAGATGATTGGATGAGTTTGTTTGACCAAGCTAATGCAAAATATATCTATTTTGTTGAAATTCCACACTGGAATAATTATAAACCTTTAACTTATAAATTTGAAATATTACAAGATGAAGTTCCTAAGGCTGATTTTGTAAGATTGGAGGCTGAATAATTGGATATAAAAGAAAAGATAAATAAGCTAAGAGAAGAAGGGCATACAATTTATTCTATTAGTAGATTAAATACTGTTGATGAATGTGGATGGGAATATTGGCAAACCTATCAAGAGCATCTTCCAGGAAAAGACAATATATATGGATTTACAGGAACAAGAATACACAAATGTTTAGAAAATATTCAAAATGGCATAAAAATTGATTTTCCAAAAGAAATAAATCAAATGTTGACAGAAGCTCAATTATTAGATATTGTTTTTCCTACAGAGAAGATTGAAGAAAAATGGAAGAAGGATATTATATCATTTGCACATAATTATGTTGCTCCAGTATACAATAAAGTAGAAACAGAAAAATTGTTCTTAGTAGAATTAGATGGTAATTATTTACAAGGAATTATAGATTTAGTTATTTATAATGAAGATGGAACAATTTCTATTCGAGACTATAAAACTAGCAGTAAATTTTCAAATGCAGACCTAGAAGAAAAAGGAAGACAATTAATTTTATATGGTTTAGCTATGGAACAAATGGGATATAAAGTAAAAGATTTAGCATGGGAAATGTTAAAATATGTTGAGATTAGTTATAAGCAAAAAAATGGGAAGATAAGAACGACTATTGCAGAACGTGGTTTTATATTGGAAAAATTAAAAGCTGATATAACACGAGAAATGAAAGCTTTGAAAAAATATGATGAATTAACTATAGAAATGATGGTAGATACTGCAATAGAAGAAAATAGTTTTGATAACTTACCACAATCAATTAGAGATAAATATACTATAAAAGATTATATTTGCTATTATGACTTTACAGAAGAAAGAAAAGAAGAAACAAAAGCTTTTATTAGAGCAAAAATTGGAGATATAGAAAATTTTAAAGATAAAAAAGAATGGTGGGAACCAAAAGAAATTACACCATATACTTCTTTTTATTGCTCTAATTTATGCAATCACAGAGAGAGATGCGAATATTTACAACACTTCTTGGCAATTCAAGAAATGTATAAAGAAGAAAAAGAAAACGAAGAAGCAGAAGATGAATTAGATAAGTTTATTTTTTAAAAGGAGAAATCAATGAAAATATTTTTAATAATTATAGAAACAATTATATTAACATTTATTTCCATGTATGCATTTGGTGGTGGATTAATAATATTTGGACTGCCTTTATTATTGGTTTTTAAGCCTATTGAAAGTATAGCAAATATTATTATATTTGCTACTACTTTTTTACCAATGCCTTTTGCCTGGCATTTTGCTCCAAAAATTGCTGATAAAATTTTATAAAAAGTCTTGACAAATAAAATAATCTATGTTATAATATAGAAAAGTTAAGAAAGAAGGTAAAAATATGGATGAAGTAATTAAAATATTTAGAGAACTACAAAATAGTTCAGGTAAGAGACTCCAAGAAATATTAGAAGAACATAAAGATAATCAAATGCTTAAAGATGTTTTATATTTTGTGTATAACCCATTTATTATCACAGGGTTATCTAGTAAAAAGATAAACAAAGACCTTTCAAATATGGTTATTAAAAAGGTTCCTGTCGTAAATGACCCAAAATTTGATATAACTTGTATTTTCGATTATCTAATAGACCATAACACAGGCAGAGATGAAGACATAGCATATGTTCAACATTATTTACGTTCTTTACCTGTTGCAGATAGGGAAATTTATAAGCAAATATTGACCAAAGAGTTAAAATTAGGCATTACTGCTAAAACAATTAATAAAGTATGGAGAGATTTTATACCTGAATTCAATGTTATGTTAGCTGAAAAATATTGGGATAGAATAGACAAACTAGAAAAAGAAAGACCTGATATAATTATTACACAGAAACTTGACCGGCATAAGAGCAGTTGCAAAAGTAAGAGATGAAAATGTAGAAATATTTTCAAGACAAGGTAAACCAATTGAGGGATTAAAAGATATTGAAGAAGAGTTATCAAGATTACCTAATGGATTTTATGATGGGGAATTGTTATTACAAAAAGATGATATGCCTTCAAAAGATTTATATAGAGAAACAGTTACAGTAGTAAATAGTAAAAATAAATATAAATATGGCGTTGTTTTCAACATATTTGATTATATAAATACTCCAGATTTTCTTAAAGGATATTGGGATACTAAATGTATTAATAGAAAAAGATTTGTATATGAAGAACTAAGAAAGATTGAACCAGATTGGTTAAAACCAGTAGAAATATTATATCATGGGAAATATGATAAGAGGATAGTCCAACAAGAATTGGATAAGCAAATTGAATTAGAACACGAAGGAGTTATGGTTAATTTAGCTAATACTCCATATGAAGGGAAAAGGACTAAAAATATTTTAAAAGTTAAAGCAATGCAAGATTGTGACTTAAAAATTATAGGTTTTGAAGAAGGAACTGGAAAGAATAAAGGAACTTTAGGTGCGGTTATAGTTGATTATAAAGGATTTGAAGTAAAAGTTGGTTCTGGTTTTACTGACCAAGATAGAGATTATTTTTGGGCTAATCAAAAAGAATTATTAGGCAGAGTAATTACGGTGCAGTATTTTGAAGAAACTACAAATAAAAAAGATAATTCTTTAAGTTTAAGATTTCCGGTTTATTTAGAATTAAGAGAGCCTGGGAAAGAAGTAAGTTATTATTAGAAAGGGATTATAGAATTATGAAAAATAAATTACCAGCTATAAAAGTATATGATATTGATTATAGCTTTATTATAAAAAATTATTTAAACCCAGAGATGTGGCAAAAAACTTGGACTTTATTTCAATATAAAACATTTGTTGTAACTTTACGACTTACGTCTATTAATTGTCAAGATGAGAAAATAAATTTTGAAATAAAAATAAAAGATAATTCTGAAGAAAATGAATATTCATATGAATGGGGGAAAAATTCAGATAAAGATGCAAATGATTATGCATATTATTCTTTAAAGATTAACGATTTAAATTTTTTAAAAACTTTAATTGAGTCTTCTGTTTTTGATGCTATATCAAAATTAGAAAAATATAATATAGTTGCAAGTGAAGATTATCAAAATTTAAAAGAAATGTATAGTAATGAACAAGACTCTCTTAGAAAGATTGCTGAAGATTTTTTAGATGCAAATGATGTCTCAAATGAAGATATTAGAGAAACTTACATTGATGCTTATGTCTCTAACAATACAAAGCTAGATGAATATTTAGAAAGGATGTTAGAGAAAAAACAATATATTATATTTCCAGATTTATATTTAATGTTTGCTAATGCAACAAGGAACGATAAGACAATTAAAAAATGGGAAAAAATATTAGCAGAGAATAATAATATAGTAGAATTAAAAACAGAAATTCAAGAATATTTAGAATATATGCAAAGTGAAGATTTCGAAGATGATATGAATAGTAATTTGGAGGATATATAAAATGTTAAGAAAAATTGAAAAAATGTCATTGAAATACTTACGAAATATGGAACCAAAGGCGTTTTAGTCAAAGACTGCCATGTAATGTTTGAGAATGATAGTTATTCTCATACAGTTCCCATTGAAGATATTATTGAAGTGAAAATTATAAAAGCAAAGGAGTAGTATTATAAGTATGTATGGTGATAATATGAAATCTCATGTATATGATGATATTAGAAATATGATACTAACAGGAGATATAACATTTAATGATTTACTTGATATTATTAAAGATATATATGAAAATGAAATTGAAAGTGAGGGATTTTAATATGTTAAGAAAAATTGAAAAAATGTCAGAATTAGAAGATATTTTTAATGAAGCCTTAAAAGAACATGCTCAAACAGTCGCAGTAGAACTCACAATACCAGGGCAAAGAGATACAGAGTTTATTATAAATAGGTACAGAAGTATTAGGAATAAATTGAATTTTTATAAAAGAACATATGGTGAGGATTTAGTTCATAAAAAAGTGCCAAGCATTAAAATTGTTTCTGCTGGATATGGAGATGCAGATTTATTTAATTAGAGGTGATAATATGATTTTTAATTTTGGATTTGATAACGAAATAGAAGAATGTATAATTGAAATAAAAATAGGAAATCAAGTGCAAAGACAAAGAATACAAGGATTGGTAGAAATGATACAAATGCAATTTGCACAAATGCTACAAGAAGTTGGACATTCCGACCAGCCAATAAGAATAAAATTAATTAAAGAAGAAAGTATCTGGAATCAATATAGACAACAATTTAAAAAGTTAGAGAACTCAATTCAGTTTGCAAACAAGAAATATATGCAAATTTTTTCGGATGAATTTAAGGAGGTTTGAGATATGATAAAAAGCTTTAGAGGAAACAACCTTACGGAATTGGACAAAGAAGTTAATGCTTTTTTAGAGAAACATATGAATGCAAAAGTAGTAAATTTTCAGGCTGTTAATTCTGGCGGTTCGGTTTCTAAAATAATATATATTTATATTGTTGAATTTGAAGAGGCTACTGCTTGTAGTATAGAGGAAACAGAATTTCAAATAAAGTATGGTTTATAAAGGAGATAATATGAGAATAATTTTTCTAGATGTTGATGGTGTTTTAAATAATGAAAAATATTCAACGTTTATATATAAAATTCTAGGTAGAAAAAGATATATTAAAAAAATAAATAAAGATTTTGATGTATTTGATTTGAGAAGTGTTAGATATATTGCTAAATTAATTGATTATTTTGAGGGAGATATTAAATTAGTTATATCTAGCACTTGGAGAACTAATAAAAAGGCTGTTAATAAGATTGTTGAAAAATTATCTATATTTATGAAAAGCTACAATGTGCCAATAGATATAACAGAAGTAGATAAAAATAGAATTAGAGGATTAGAAATTCAACATTATTTAGAAAATAATAATTTAGTAGATAGTAAATATGTTATAATAGATGATGATACGGCTGATATTATTGGCGATAAATATAATGGAATGGATTTTAATCCACATTTTGTATGGTGCAATAATAAATATGGATTTCAAAGAAAAGAATATAAAAAAGCACTAAAAATTTTAAAAGGAGATAATTATGATAATAGTAAATCAAGATAAAGATATTATAGCAAATTTTGATAATATAGAGAGTGTTGACATAGTTGCAGATTTAGATGGAACTGGAGAAGTACCATATAAGATATATTATGAAACGTCTTCTAAAAGAGAAGAATTAGGGAAGTACCAAACAGAAGAAAGAGCAAAAGAAGTATTACAAGAAATAGTAATGCTATTCAAAGATGAGGAAATATTTCATATTAGAAAATCAACATTAAATAATTTAGATGAACTTGCAGAACCAAAATATATATTAAAACCAATAAGTAGACCAAAAGTGTATGAAATGCCAGCTGAATAGGAGGAATAATTATGATAAAAATAGATGATAAATTTTTTATTGATGCTGATAGTAATAGTTATACTTTAAAAGAAAAAGATAAAATACAAGATAAAAAATATAAAAATTATGGTGAAGAAGTTTTTAGAGATAGGGGATATTATGTTACTTTAGAGGGAGTTTTAAATGGATATTTAAAAGCTCAAACAAGAGAATTTGTACAAAATAATGAGACAGATATAAAAGAATTGATTAAAGAAATAAAGAAACAAACAGAATTTGTTAAGAAATTAAATTTGAAGGTGTAATATGAAAGAAGTATGGAAAGATATAAAAGGATATGAGGGTTTATATCAAATAAGTAATTTAGGTAATGTAAAAAGTTTAGATAGAAAAGTCAATGCAAAAAATAATAAAAAAAGATTAATTAAAGGAACATTTTTAAAATTGAGATTTAATAACAGAAATTATAATATAGTTTCTTTGTATAAAAACAATATTCAAGAAGTCAGATTTATCCATAGACTTGTAGCAGAAACCTTTATTCCAAACCCTGAAAATAAACCAGAGGTTAATCACATTGATGGTGACAAACAAAACAATAAAATTGATAACCTAGAGTGGTGCACAAGAACAGAAAATAATAAGCATGCATGGAAGACTGGATTAAATAAAGTATCTGATAATCAAAAAAAAGCAGCAGCGCAATCAGCAAAAAAAAGATTTTCAAAAAAAATTATTCAATATGATTTAAAAGGAAATTTTATAAAAGAATGGGATAGTATGTCAGAAGCACAAAGGCAATTAAATATATGGCATGAAAGCATTGGGAAATGTTGTAAAGGAGAAATAAAAACCTCTGGTAAATATATATGGAGATATAAGGAGTGAGAATAATGCAAAGATATGAAAATTATCATAAGCATCGGTCACTATTCAAATATTGTGACATTAGATGTTGTAGTAAAACCAGAAGATTATATGAAACGTGCTAAAGAATTAGGACATAAAATATATTTTACAACAGAACACGGATATAATGGAAACATATATGAAGCTTTGACATTAGCAGAAAAATATGACTTAAAAGTTGTTTCTGGAATGGAAGCATATTATGTTCCAAATAGAAAAGAAAAAGATAAGTCTAATTATCATTTAGTTTTAATTGCTTTAAATACAGATGGATATAAAGATTTAAATTATCTTTTATCTGAAAGCAATGTATCTGGTTTTTATTATAAGCCTAGAATAGATGATGAACTCCTTTTTTCTATAAATCCAAATAATATTATTGTTACTACTGCTTGTGTTGCAGGAAGATTAAGAGAAGAGCAAGGAAGAGAAGAATGGATTTTAAAAATGAAAAATTATTTTAAAGATAATTTTTATTTAGAAGTCCAAGCTCATCCTTGCCAAGTACAAGCAAATTATAATAAAATGATATTATATTATCATAATAAATATAATATTCCCATTATTCATGCAAATGACTCTCATTATATATTCCCTGAAGAAGCTAAATATAGAAATATGTTTTTAAAAGCTAAAGGAATAAATTATCCTGAAGAAGATAACTTTATTTTAGATTATCCTGACAGTGATACTTTAATAAAAAGATATAAAGAACAAGGAATTTTAAATGATAATCAAATACAAGAGGCATTAAATAATACTTTAATATTTGATAAAGCTGAAAAATTAGATATAAATAAAGATATAAAAATTCCACATATATTTGATAATCCCTTAGAAAGGTTAAAAGAAATATTAAATAATGCTTGGTTAGAAGAAAGGAAAAATATTCCAAAAGAAAAATGGAGTAAATATATAAGTGAAATTAGAGAAGAAACAGAAGTTGTAAAAAATACAAATATGGCAGAATATTTCGTTTTGAATTATTATATTATAAAAAATGCAATCGAAAATCATAATGGTGTTATAACTAAAACCGGAAGAGGGTCAGCTCCAAGCTTTTATATAAATAAATTATTAGGATTTACAAATATAGATAGAATTTCTGCACCTATAAAACTTTTTCCTAGTAGATTTATGTCTGAAACTAGAATTAACCTTTCAAAATCAATATGTGATATAGATTTTAACTGTGCAGACACACAACCTTTTTATAATTCTTCAAAGGAACTCTTAGGAGAAGATGGTTGTTATTGGATGATTGCTTATAAACCTTTACAAACATCAAGTGGTTTTAGATTGTGGTGCAAAGCAAATGATTTAAATATAAATGATTATAATGCTGTTGCTATGGATTTAGCCGAATTGTCTAAAATTAAAAAATCTTATACTGAAAGTAATTATTACAAAGATGAAAAATGGAAAAAATTAATAGATGATAGTCAACATTTTGTAGGAGTAATAGAAAGCGTCGCTCAACATCCCTGTTCGTCCCTATTAGAAGATAAGCCTATTAGCAGAGAAGTTGGATTGATAAAAGCCGGAGATGTGATTTGCGCTAATATCACAAGTTATGAAAGCGATAATTATAAGTTTCTAAAAAATGATTTGCTTACTGTTTCTGTGTGGTCTTTAATAAATGATACTTGCAAGTTAGCAGGAATTAATACACCGAGCATTGCCGAATTAAATTCAAAATTAGATGAAAAAACTTGGAAAATATATGAGAAAGGATTAACTTGTAGTATAAATCAAGCTGATAGTGACTATGCTACCGGGTTGGTTCAAACATATAAACCACATTCTGTTGCAGAGATGTCAGCTTTTGTTGCTTGTATAAGACCTGGTTGTGCTAGTTTATTAAATGGATTTATTAATAGAGTATCACATACTACAGGAGTTAAAGAATTAGATGAACTTTTTAAGGATAGTTTCCAAATGTGTCTATATCAAGAAACAATTATGTCATATTTAATATGGCTAGGAGAGCCAGAAGGAGAAACTTATACTATCATCAAAAAGATAGCAAAGAAAAAATTTAAAAAAGAAGAATTAGAAGAATTAAAAAATAGACTTAAAAAGCAATGGATAATAAAAACTGGTTCTGATAATTATTTTGAAGAAAATTGGCAAGTAGTTCAAGATGCTGCTAGGTATTCTTTCAATTGTTTAGCAGGGGATACAAGAATTCAAAGATTAGGACAAAAAACAAATACTTTTAATCCAACAATAGAAGAAATGTATTTAATAAAAAATGATTATGAATATGCAAAAAAAACAGGTCATATTTCTTTGTATAAAAAATATAATAATCTAGGATATGGAAATGCTTTTTCTATGTTTGACGATAACAGAATTCATAAAAATAAAATAGTAGATATATATTTTACTGGCAAACAAAAAATTTATAGAGTAAAAACTTCTTCTGGATGCTATGTTGATTGTACCTTAAATCATAGTTTTCCAACTCCAACAGGTAAGAAAAAACTAAAAGAACTATCCGTAGGAGATAATCTATATGTTAAAGGGATATATGAAAAAACTCCAGATACTTATAGATTTACAAATGGTGTTTTTGAAAGTAATATTCCAAAAAAAGGAGAAAAAGGTTTTCAAGTAAAAGAAAATGGAGAATGCCATAAGTTTAAAGCTATTTATAAAGAGAATATTCAAAATAACAACCCATGTACTATGTGTAATAAACCTTTTGATGACTCTAAATTTGAATTGCATCATATTGACCATGATAGAACACACAATGATAGAGATAATTTAATGTGGCTATGTAATAATTGTTATAAAAAAATACACTATAAAGATGGTAGAAAAAAAGTTATGGAAAAAGGAATTCCAACGAAAATTGAAAAAATTGTATCTATAGAATATTTAAGAGAAGATAATGTATATGATATTGAAATGGAAAGTCCAGCTCATAATTTTATAAGTGAAAGTGGATTGGTTGTTTCTAATTGCTCCCATTCTCTTGCTTATGCTTATGATAGTATCTATGGTGCTTATTTAAAATCTCACTATCCATTAGAATATTATACAGTTGCTTTAAATTCTTATCAAGGAGATTTTGATAGAACAAATAAACTTACACAAGAATTAGAGTATTTTAAGATAAAAATATCTAGTCCAAAATTTAGATATTCATTTGGAGAATATTCTTGTGATAAAAATACCAATACAATATATAAAGGTATATCTAGTATAAAAGGCTTATCAAAAACAATAGGAGATAAATTATATGAATTAAAAGATAATTCTTATTCTACATTTTTAGATTTATTAATAGATTGTAAAGAACAAAAAATAGGTATTTCAGATTTAACAATATTAGCAAAACTAGATTACTTTAGTGAATTTGGAACAATTGGCAAAATATTAAAATTCTTAGAAATATATAACAAACTATATGGAAAAAAAATAATAAAAAAAGACCAAAATTATCCAGTTAAAAAACTATACCTAAAAGAATTTTGTGCTAAAGAAACAGAAAAACAATATACAGGATTTAACAGCGAGGATTGTTTAAGAGATTTATTTCCTAAAATACCAAATGAAGATATTCCTATCATAGAAAAGCTTAACTATCAACTCCAATATTTTGGATATGTAGAAATAGTAGACAGCAATATTAAAAATTCTATTTGGTTCGTTACAGATATTGTAGAAAGAGGTAAAAATAAAATAGTAGGTTTATATAAAGTATGTTCCGGAGAAAAGAAAAAAGTAAAACTAAGAAATACTATTTTTAATGAAAACCCATTTAAAGAAGGTTCTCTAATTGATGTATACTCATTTAGCAAAGAAGGAAGATGGCTTAAAGACAAAGAGGGCAACTGGGAAAAGTCTGTCACTCAATTTGAAGATTTTTTAACTTTTTATGAAATAAAAAAATAAAAAATCTTAAAAAGACTTGACATTTATTGTAAGATATGGTATAATAACATTAAGTTAGGAGATGAGTATGGTACATCATAATTTTAAAAAAGGGCAAAAAGTTTATTGTATATTAAGAAACGGCTCCGTAGTAATAGACAAATATGTTAAATCTACGGGGCGTTTTTTAGAATTAGAAAATAATAAAATTTCATGGTCTAAATTAAGAAGTAGCACCATTTATAGGAAGGATAATTGATATGAGTAGAGAGATAAAGTTTAGAGTATGGGATGTAGAAAATAAAGAAATGTTAAATGTGCAAGAATTGGATTCAGTTCTTTCAAATAAATTATTGCCCGATGTGTGGCATAAAATTGGTAAAGGAGTAAATAAGATATGAAAATTTTTAAGGTAACATTAAAAGCTACGAATGGATTGAGAGATACAGCACAAGGAAAAGATGAAAAATACTTAGAGGTAGAAAATGGAATAATATATGTGTTAGAAAAAGATATAGATTATATTTTTAAAACTTATGATGTAGAAATAATAGAATATGCTGGTTTATTCTTTGAAAGGAATAAACAAGATATGGAACAATTACTAAGAGATGCTATTGCAAAAGAATGAGGATATAATATAGAATTTGAAGAAGCTTTAAAAGAGAGGAGAAAATAAGAAATATGGGGAAATACACAGATAAAAAGATAAACAATACACCTAAAGCTAAAAAAATACAAAAAGAATTAGAAAAATTAGGGCATAAAAATGTAGAAGTGTGGTATGAGACTATAAAAAGTGGAGCAGAAATGAGTGGATATGAAGGAGGCTGGGCTTTTTGTAGTGGCGATGAAGAGGAGAACTATTTTGACCCTTGTTTAGGATATAATTTTGAAGAAGCTTTAGAAAATATAGAACAATATGATTTGAGAGAGGAGTAAATAAGATATGAGTATGAGTGTAGATTTATATAAATTAAATTATAAAGAATTTGTTGATGAGTTAATGAAAAATCCAAAGATAAATAATAGAGAATTATTAGAAAAAATAATATTGGAATTTGGAAACAAAGTTGGCAAAGATTTGATTATATTAGAAAATGAATTTTGGGAAGATGGAATTTGCACATGGAATATGCGAAATATGATTACCGAAGTGTTTAATTTGCAAGATGATTGTAAATATGTGGATAATATTTTTTATAATTTAGAACAAGATTTAATTAATTACAAAGAGATAGATGAAGCATACGACAATTTAGGATTAAAGAGGAGTGATACATAGTGAAAGAAAAGACAGCAGAAAATAAAAAAATGGATTTAGCCAATTTAATTTGTAGTAATGATAAAGGGTTAAGTTACCCTAAGAAGAAATGCTATGAATATAATAAACCTTTTTTATTACTATTACCACTTACAGCTTTAGAAGGAAAAGAAAGAAATAAATTATACAGAGAAAACGGTATAGAAATAATAGTTTTAGACAAACGAATTAATTTTATGAAAAACAAAAATAATGTATGGTTTAACACAAGTTGGTTTTGCAAAGGAATATGCGATAAACAATTAAATTTTGAAAAAGTGAGGGACTAAACAATGAATGAAAAAGAAATAATAATAGAAAAACTACAAAAAGAAAATGAAGAGTTAAAAAATAGTTTATCTTGGAGAATAAATTATTGTCAAGAATTAGAAAAAGACTTATTTGAGAATTGTAATAACTATGTTATACCAATTCAAAAAGTAAAAGAAAAGATAGAAGAAATATTAAACAATGGAGAATATAGAATAATATTTGAAGGAGATGCAGAATTTCCAGACGAAGCAACACGTATTGATGCACAAAAATATATAAAATTAGAGAAATTACAAGAACTACTAGAAGGGAGAAAATAAAATGAAATATAAAGGATATGAACTGCTAAAAGCAATAGCAGATGGAGAGATAAAAGAAGGAACAAAATTTAAATGTTTAAATGAAAAACCTATGCAATATTATCCAGATAGTAATATATATAGATATGAACATGGTAATTTTTTAGGTAGATTTGGTGGATTTAATATATTAAGTATAGTAAATAAAGATTTTGAAATAGTACAAAAACAAGAAGAAATAGATATAGATAGTATAGAAGAATTAGAAGGAAAAGTAGAATATTCTACTGAAAGAAATACAATAAATCAATTAATACAAGCAGTAAAACAAATAAATAAAAAAGTAAAAGAGTTAAAGGAGGAAATTTATAATGAAAACGATAATTTGTAAAATTTTAATTTTAGTAGCTATATTATCTTGTATAGCAATTCCAGTATATGCGATGGCAAGTGTCCATTCTTCACATTCTACACATGTTACAACTCATTCAACACCACATACTTCTACTCATTCTACAACACATTCTTCAAGCTCACACTCAACTACTTCAAGTAGTAAATCAAGGACAATTACTGGAGCAAAAAGTTACTCAACACCAAAAACTTATACTACACCTAAAACATACACAAGTAAATATAATTCTAGTAATATAAAAACACAAACAGTAAATACTAATCCTAGTCACTTTAGTTCTTATAGTTCAACTAATATGTTTAGACCAAATTTTTGGACTGCAATGTGGGCTTTTAATTGTATGAAAGATAATGGAAATGATAATAGTAAAGAAGTCACAGAACAAGATATTGCTAAAGAATTAGAAGAAAGAGGGTATTCTCAAGATGAGATAAAGGAAATATTAAAAGATGGTGAAAAAGCAAAAGAAGAAACAAACAAAGAAGATAGAAAACAATCTATTATAGCATGTATTGTAGTAATAGTTGGAGTCATTGTTATTTCAGGATTAGGTATTTGGCTAGCCTGTATTGCATAGGAGGTAAAATATGGGTATATTAATTGCTACAATAATATTAGTGATATAGATGGCATTATGAACATAAAAAAGATTGGTTTATGAGTGTAAAAGAAGCATTAGATTTAGGCGTTATAGATAAAATAATAGATAAATAATAGGAGGACTTATATGGATTTTACAGGAAAAATAAAAGATATATCTATGCCAGATACAAATACAATTGATATATTAATTTCTACTGACAATCTAACTATTATGGAAGAATTAGAAAAACAACGAAACAGTCAAAAAGATATGTCTATTGAAATAAAAAGAATTTATAATAGAAGAAGTTTAGATGCAAATGCCTACTTTCATTTTCTTGTAAATGAAATTGCAAGAAAGTTGAATGCTAGTAACGAAGAAATTAAAATAAAAATGAACCTTAGATATGGAACAGTCGAGAGAGACAATAACCATCAATGTGTAGGTGTAAAAATTCCTGCCAATGTTGACATTAAAAAATTTTATAAATATGCAAAATGGTTTGGAGATTGTATAGAAGGTGGAATAAAGTTTAATAAGTATTTATTCTATAAGCAAACGCACACTTTAAATACAAAAGAAATGAGTGACTTAATTGAAGGTGTGGTTCAAGAATGTATAGATATGGGAATACCTGTTAAGACGCAAGAAGAAATAACAGATATGGTAAATAATTGGAAACCAAAAGAGAAATAAAATGGATGAATATATAAATAAAATAAAGTATTTAAAGGAGAATAATATGGATATCTTTGAATTGAATGATGATGAATTTGATAAAAAATTAGACGAAATATTTGAGAATATTGATACAGAAGAATTATTCCAAGAGCTAATAGAATGTGGTTTAGAGGTGAATAACAATGAATAATATTGAATTAATTAAAAAATATCCATGGCTACAAATTAGAAACGTTTGGACTAATGAAAAATTAGATAGCGAATTTACTTGGCTTGATGATTTACCTGTGGGTTGGAGAAAAGCTTTTGGTTTACAAATGGTAGAAGAATTAGACCAAATATTAAGAAAAGCTAATTATCAAGACAAATATAAAATCACTCAAATAAAAGAAAAGTGGCGGAGGATTAAGATGGTATGACAACGGAATACCAGAAAACATTCTCGAAAAATACAGCCAATGGCTTATTAAATATGAGAAGTTAAGTGTGCAAACCTGTATAATATGTGGAAATCCAGGAAAACTAACTAATAGTGGCTGGATTATGCCTTTATGCGAAGATTGCAAAAAGAAGGTTCAAAATAATGAATTGTAAATATTTGACAACTAGGTCAAAGAATTATAAAAAGTATTTTTATTGTAGACATCCAAATGTAAAGTCTGAAATAGATTATTCAAAGTGCAAAATTTGCACTTTAAAAGAATATAAAGAACAAAAACCTATTCCAACTAAAAAGAAAACAAGGACAATAGCTACAAGCATTCCAAAATCTGTTAAAGAAAAAGTTTGGGAAAGAGATAATCATAAGTGTATATTTTGTCATAAAAATGTCCCAGTAGAATGCGCTTGTTGTCATTATATTAGGCGCTCTCAAGGTGGAATGCGGAATTGAAGAAAATATATTTACTGCTTGTAATGATTGTCATAAAGAACATGATGAAGGGGTAAATCAATTAGTAATGCAAGAAAAATCAAAGAATTATCTTTCTAACAAATATGTAGATTGGAATATAGAAAAATTAATTTATAAAAAATATTAAAAACTATTGACAATTTTAATTTATTGTGTTATAATTAAGATAATGAAGGAGGTAGATAATATGTATCAAGAATGGATGGATGGGGTTCCATTATTATATGAAGGAGCGTATGAACATAACATTTCAGAACTTAAAAAGGCTATTTCTTATTACGAAAAGCAAGGAAGTTACTCAATTGTTAAAGCTTATGAAGAAGACTTAAATAAAGAATATGAAAAACTAGCAGAAGAACTAGAAAATAGAATAACGTATCCTATAAAATTAAAACTTAAAGAATATATTTCATGTATATTTTAAAAAGGAGGTAATAATTATGGATGATTTATCAGCTAGATTAGTTAAAGATTTTAAAAGATATTTAATAGCAAAAGAAAAAGTAAAGAAAGATACTATTCAAATTTTGCGAGCTGAAATTCTAAATAAATCTAAAGAATTACAAAAAGATTTATCTGAACAAGAAATATTAGAAATAATTGCCAAAGAAATAAAACAAAAAAGAGATAGTATTCTTGAATTTGAAAAAGCTCAAAGAAAAGACTTAGTTGATAGAGCTTATGAAGAAATAAAGACATTAGAACAATACATGCCAAAACTTTTAGATATAGAAGAATTAAAAGTTATAGTAAAAGAAACAGCTTCAGAAATTAATGCTGTGAACAAAAAAGATATGGGCAGATTAATTAAAGAAGTAAAGCAACAAGTTGGAGTTAGAGCTGATGGCAAAACAATAAGCGATTTAGTAAAACAAATTTTATTATAAAGGTGGTAAAAAAATAATGGAGAAAAACGAGAAACTATTTGAGGATATTTTTAATAAAATAAAAGAAAAAGCCAAAGATTTTGCTTCACTAGACATTTTTATAGATGAATATTATAATAAACAAGGATATGAATTTGTAAAAGATATAGAATTTGTTGAACCTATGGTAGGTGGAGAAGAGCATAGATGGTATATAGTTGGAAATAGTTTATATAAAATAAATATAGATGGTCAAGAATATTATTTTGGAGCTACAGAAGTAACTACTTTAAAAAGTGAAACAATGAGTTTTGAGGATACTTATTGGGAGACAGAAATATTTAAAGTGAAAAAAGTAATAAAAGAATGTTGGGAAGTGGAAAAATAATTATGTGGGGAGATTGGATGTCAGAAGAAACAAAAATAAAAATATTTGTTTATAATGAAAAGGAGGAATAAAATGAAAGATATATTGATTCTTATAGCTGCAATTCTTGCTTCTATGATTTTGTTGGTTTTTATTTTAGGAACTGTTTGGGTTTTCTTTTTTGCAATGGCAATAGGAAACACACTGGCAACTCTAATAATACTGGCGGTAGGAATTGCCCTTGCTATTAATATTTATTTATATTGTAAAGAGGAATTATGGAAAGGAGAAGATTAATATGGAATTAACTGATTTAGATATTAAAAATTTAAAAGACAGATTTATTGAATTATTGAAAAGTACAAAAAGAGAAGGAATTGAAGATTTGATTAGATTTTTAGAAAAGTCAGATTTTTTTACTGCACCTTCAAGCACTAGATTTCATGGAGCTTTCAAAGGTGGATTATTACTTCATAGCTTAAATGTTTACGAGAATTTTTTAAAGTTAAAAAATAGTGGGATTTTCCCGCTAGATGAAAAAATTGATGAAACAAGTTATATTATTTGCCCTTTATTACATGATATATGTAAAACATATTTTTATGTAGAAGACACAAGAAACGTAAAAAACAAAGAAACAGGAAAATGGGAACAAGTTCCTTATTATACTATTGATGATAAAATACCTTATGGGCATGGAGAAAAGTCAGTGATGATGATAGAGCAGTATATTAAATTAAATCCTTATGAAAGGATGGCAATTAGATGGCATATGGGATTTTCTGAACCAAAAGAGACTTGGAATGCTTTAGGAACTGCTTATGATAAATATCCATTTGCTATGATGTTACACTTTAGCGATATGTTAGCATGCCATATTGATGAGGTGGAAAAATAATGAAATTATATAGAGTTGAATATTCTTATACAGTAGAAGGATTTAGAAAACAATTCTTATCAAAAAAAATGAAGCCCGTAAATGTAAAAGTGGGTAGTAGAATTGCATATATAATGTGTGAAAAAAAAGATGTAGAAAACGAAGTAAAAAAGGTAATAAAGGATAAAATGAAAGAATGGAAACAAGAAATTAATTCTTGTGGTTACACATGGTTATATGATTGGTCATTAGCATTTATTCCAGAAGTAAAATTTAACCAAATAGAACGTTGTAGTAATATAGAAATATATTATGATGAGGCTACTATTGAAGAATGTATAAAAAGATTATCTCCTACAGAATATAACGAAATGTATGGAAATATTTTAAAGGTGGTAAAAAACAATGATTAAAGTAATTACGGGGGCTATGTTTTCTGGCAAAAGTTTTGAACTTATTGAATTATTAAGAGAACTAGATATGAATACAGTTAAAATATTTAAACCTAACATTGATACTAGAGATAAAGGTATAATAAAGAGTAGAGTTACTGCAAAGACATATACGGCTTTGTTAATAGATGATTTAAAAGAAATTCCGCAATATATAGATAATAATACTAAAACTATAATAATTGATGAGGCTCAATTTTTAAAAGGAGATATTTCTATAATTGTAGATTTACATTTAAAAGGATATGATTTTATAATCGCTGGGTTAAATCTAACTTCAGAAAGAAAACCTTTTGGGTTGATGAAAGATATTATGTGTATCGCTACAGATATAGAAATATTAAAAGCTAAATGTATATGCTGCGAGAGAATTAATGCAGATTATACTTATTCAATAAAAAATAAAAAAGAAGATATTCTTGTAGGTGAATATTATATTCCTATATGTAGAGAATGTCTAGAAGGGAAGATTTTAAATGAAAGATAGAATTTTGTTATGGGATGATGACAATCATGAACCTTGTGTATGGATTAATAATAAATTTGCTGGGGTAGATTTAGATACAGTAATAAAAAGCGCATTATATATGCAACCAATAAGCAAAGAAGGCTTTTATGAGGTATTATATATTTATCCTTGGAATTTTGAAGATGAATTTAATGATGATGATTTTGACAAACTATTTTATTGGTTTCAAAAAAAGCCTAATTTTACCGAAGAACAATGGGATTTAATTTTTAAAAGACAATGGAAGGAATTATTTAAAACATTATAGAGAGGAATTATAAAATGAATAGATTAGAAATATTTTCAAAAGAATTGAATTTAATTAAAAATATAGAAATTAGAAAATTTGTAGAAACTTGTTTGAATGAAGCACCTGAATATTTTTTTGAAGTAGCTGCTTCTTCAACAGGCAAGTATCATCCAGAATACAGTTTAGGAGAAGGAGGATTAGTTAGACATACTCAAGCAGCAACTAGAATAGCATATGAATTATTTAGAACGGATTTATATCCTTATAATTCAGACCAACAAGACATAATACTTGCTAGTTTAATTTTACACGATAGTAGAAAACATGGTAATAACGGCTCAAAATTTACAGTTGTAGAACATCCTCTTTTAGCTGCTGAAGCTATTAGAAAATCAAAAGGAGTTATAAGTCCAGAATATAGAGAATTAATTGCTAAAAATATAGAAACCCACATGCGGAAAGTGGACTCAGGATTACAAAAGTCATAGAGAAGTATTACAAAAACCTGCAACAGGAATGCAAAAATTTGTACATCAGTGTGATTACTTACGGGTCAAGAAAATGTTTAGGTTTTAATTTTGATGCAGAATTATCTCAATAAAATTTATAAAAACTATTGACATTTATTATAAAATATGATATAATAAATATATGAGTTATCTCTTATTGACAAAATTTTAAAAAGGAGTGAGAACATGAAAGTAGTAAAAAGAGATGGACAAATTGTAAGATTTAATCAAAACAAAATTATAGAAGCTATTTCTAAAGCTAACAAAAGTGTATGTAAACAAGAACGAGCAAATTTAAACGAAAGAAAAGAGATTGCAAAAAATATAAAATCTCTTAAAAAAATGGAGATTTCTGTAGAAGAAATTCAAGATATTATAGAAAATCAACTTATGGAATTAGGAAAATTTGAATTAGCAAAAAAATATATACTTTATAGAGAAGAAAGAACTAAAACCAGAAATAGAAATAGCCAATTAATGAAAGATGTTGCAAAAAAAATTAATGCAACTGATGTTCAAAATCAAAATGCCAATGTTGATGAAAATTCATTTGGCGGAAGAGCAGGCGAAGCTAGAGATGAATTACTTAAAGATTATGCTTTAAATTATATAGTATCTGATATGTCAAAAAACAATCATTTGAACAATGAAATATATATACATGATTTAAGTTCTTATGCTATAGGTATGCACAATTGTTTATCTATACCATTTGATGACCTATTGAAAAATGGTTTTAATACTAGACAAACAGATGTTAGACCTGCTCAAAGTATTAATACAGCATTCCAATTATTAGCGGTCATATTCCAATTACAATCTTTACAACAATTTGGTGGAGTTTCTGCCACACATTTAGATTGGACTATGGTTCCATATGTTAGAAAAAGTTTTTATAAACATTTTATGGACGGGGTAAAATATATTGAAGAAATGGACTGTTTTTTTGATTTAGAAGATAAAGAAGAAATATCAATAGAAGATGAAAGATATAAAAAGTTTCCAAAATCTTATAAATATGCTATGGATAAAACGAAGAAAGAGTTACAACAAGCAGTTGAAGGAATGTATCATAATTTAAATACCTTACAAAGTAGGTCAGGTAATCAATTGCCTTTTACTTCAATTAATTATGGAACATGTACGTTACCAGAAGGTAGAATGGTAATCAAAGCATTATTAGAAGGTTCTATAAAAGGTGTAGGTAAAGTTCATAAGACACCAGTTTTCCCTTGTGGAATATTTCAATGTATGAAAGGTGTTAATAGAAAAGAAGGAGAACCTAACTACGATTTGTTTAAATTGGCATTAAAGTCAACCTCACAAAGATTATATCCAAATTATTGCAATGTGGATTGGAGTGTTAATGAGGGATATGATAAAAATGACCCAAGGACATATGTAGCCACAATGGGTAAGTGGAAATGCAGCCCATGTAAAATCAATATGAACCCATTCCAAAGGGGTGTGTTATATGTGTAATATAATGCTAACAGTTAGACCCAATTTGGGCGAGACTGTGCCAAGGTTCGTTGTTATTCCTAACTTTGAAAATTATAAAATTAATGAGTTAGGAGAAATATATAATATAAAAAAAGATAAAAAAATATCTACTTATATTGGCATAGATGGTTATGAACATTGTACTTTATACAAAAATGGTAAAAGATACAGAAAGAGAGTGCATTCATTAATGGGGAAAGCCTTTTTGGGTAATCCTCAAGTTGTATGTCATAAAGATAACAATAAGAGTAATAATAAATTATCCAACCTAAAAGGAGCTACTCATAAAGAAAATATTCAAGATGCCTATAATGATGGCTTATATAAGTCTACTTCCAGTGTAAGTTTAATAATTGTAAATACTATCACTGGAGAAAAATGTATCAGTAGAAGTATGAGAGAAGCAGAACGCATTACAGGCATAGACAGACATAGAATAAAAACATTTTTAATGGGTACTCATAATAATTATACAGAATGGGAATTTAAATACAACGAATAAGGTGCATCGACTATTTTCGAGGGAACAACTCGGCGATGGCTGAAAAACCATCGGTAGGACGGAGATTGGAACCGCCCGAAGCGTATTGACTGCGAAAGCAGATGATATAGTCAGTGCTTATGGTAACATAAGGTAAAATGTGCAGAACATACAATGGTTACGATATAAATGCAGAAGAAGGGACTAATCCACAAATGAAAGACGGAAGAGGTAATATTTGCCCTGTAACAATAATACTTCCAACTCTTGCAATGGAAGCAAATAAAAAAACTAAAATATTTATGGAATTATTATCTAAAAAAATAGAGGAAGCAAAAGACATGCTTATAGAAAGATATAATTATATCATTTCTCAAAACCCTGAGTCAGGAAGATTTATGTATGAAAATAATGTTATGTCTGGATTTAATGGGCAAACAATAGAAAGCGCAATGAAACATGGTACTCTAGCTATCGGACAATTAGGGCTTGCTGAAACTTTAAGAATATTGATAGGCGAAGACCAAACCACAGAAAAGGGAATGGAACTAGCAAAAATTATAGAACAATTATTCAAAGATAAATGCAAAGAATATAAACAACAATATAAGCTAAATTTTGGAGTATATTATACCCCAGCAGAAAATTTATGTTACACAGCTATGAAAAAATTTCAAAAAAAATATGGTAAAATCAAAGATGTTTCAGATAAAGATTTCTTTACAAACTCAATGCACTGTAGTGTATGGAAAGAATTATCTCCTTTTGAGAAGATTGATATTGAAAGTCAATTAACTGGATATAGTTCAGCCCGGTTGTATAACATACGTAGAATTAGAAGGAACAGTAAAAAATAATCTTGATGTATTAGAAACATTAGTTAATTATGCTATGGATAAAGATATTCCATATTTTGCAATTAATATCCCTAATGACACTTGCTTAGATTGTGGATATTGTGATGAATTTAATGAACAGTGCCCAGAGTGCGGTAGTGATAATATTCAACAGTTAAGAAGAGTGACAGGATATTTGACAGGAAATTATAAAACTGCATTTAATCTTGGAAAGCAAGAAGAGGTATCTCTTCGTTACAAACATTCTAATAAATTATCAAATTGGAGACGATAATATGTTAGTTAGATACGCAGGATTAGATAAGAATGATATTGTAAATGGAAAGGGATTTTGTGTCTCTTTCTGGACGCAATATTGTCCACATAGATGTAAAGGATGTCATAATCCAGAGACATGGTCAGAAACAGGTGGACTTTTAATCGAATATGACAATTTACTTAAAGAAATATTGCAAGCTATATGTGCTAATGGAATATTAAGGAATTTCTCTTTATTAGGAGGAGAACCGTTATGTGAAGAAAATATAGATTTAGTAAAAAAACTTGTTAAAGATATAAAACAACAATATCCTAATATATTAATTTACTGTTGGACTGGATATAGATTTGAAGACTTAATGCAAAAATATACAAATGTTTTACAATATATTGATGTATTAATAGATGGAAAATTTGTTTTAGAACAGAGAGATATTACATTAAAGTTAAGAGGTTCTTCAAATCAAAGAGTTATAGATTGTAAAAAATCTTTAGCTGAAAACAAAGTTATTTTAAAAGAATATTAAAATATAAAGGAGATTTATATGGATAGAAAAGAAAAAGTAATGAAAAGATTGCAAGAACACTATGACTATTTAGTAAACCAAGGACACGAAGTTGTCTTTCTTGCTCACCAAGGTTCTTACAACTATAATTTAGATTATGAAAAATCAGATATAGATAGTAAAGCAGTTGTATTACCTTCATTTAAAGATTTCGTTCACAGTAAATCTCCTTTTAGTTATACCTATATCTTAGAAAATGAAGAGCATATTGACACTAAAGATGTTAGAAAAATGTGTGAAATGTGGCAAAAAGAAAATATAAGTTATATAGAATTATTATATTCAGATTTTATAATCATTAATCCAGAGTATAAAGATTTAGTTGATGAATTAATTAAGCACAGAGATGATATTGTAAATATAAATCCTGACCAATTTTTACGTTGTATTGCAGGAATGAGCAAAGAGAAAGTTAAAGCTTTATGTCACCCTTATCCTAATTTGATAGAAAAAATTAATAAATATGGATTTGATGGTAAACAATTATCACATTGTGTCAGACTTAATGAATTTATAGCAAGATACGCAATAAGCAAAGAGCCAATAAAAGATTGTTATGTTTCTAGAATTCCAGATACATTAATAAATTTAAAACAAAATCTTAATGCTATTGGGACAGATTATTTACCAGTAGAGGCAGCTATAAAAATATGTAATAAGTATGATGAAGAAACTTATAGAATTGAACAAGCACATTTGGGAAATCCTATCAATGAAGATAATTTAAAATATTTAAATGATTTTAAATATAAAACCTTAGAAAAATTTTTTAAAAAACTTTTACAAAACACTTGACATTCATTATAAAATATGTTATAATATATATAGAGTTAAGGATAAGACTTAATTCTACCGAGTCTTAACGGTCAGAGTAAGACAAAATCAACTATAATAAATAGACAAACTAAAATATGCTCAGCGAGTCTATAAAAACTTTGTAGATATGCAATACTATGGGGGCATACGAGAAGACGTATTGTGAAGGCAATGTCCGTTCTACAGCGGTTGAAAGTTAGTTGTTTATGAAACCGCATACATAATTAAAACTGAAAGTGTAAACGCCTAATTAGTTCTAGGTATTAGGTAGCTATAGTATCAGGCTTGCACTGAATACAGATAGAAAAATGAAATCTAAGATATATTTGTATGCAAGATAGATATATCAATTAGAGAGTAATGAGCAAAGGTTATCCGCAGTTTCCCTTTGTAGATTTTCGCGACATAGCCAGAGGATAGAATAAGGCAGCTATCACGCCAAGTATCGTAAAATGTTCCACACTCGGATTTAGTGTATAATATATTAAATTAACGCAAGATGGTCGATATGAGGTCTTAAAAGAGATGTGGGGTACGCCGTCCCACCTGGCAAAATGGGCGTCTAGTTTAACTGGAAGAACGACTCCCTGAAAAGGGGTTAATCTAGAGTTCGAGTCTCTGGGGTGCCCGCCACGCTCTAAAGATAAGTATGTTATCTAGCGAAGTTTTTAAAAAGTTTAGTTGGTATATCTTTTTAAAGACGAATAAAACCAACAAACATACTAATTTAAGTTTATTGAAAAGGTTCTTAAATAAAATGATAAAAATTCTTTTCTGTACAATTTGGGAATACAATGGTTTGGATAATTCATAAAAAATAAATAATACCTCCTTTCCAATATATTTAGAATTATTAGATGTTCGATTCATCTTATTCCCACCGTTAAACTAAAATAAAGGAGAAATTATTATGAAAATTAAAGTTAGAAAAATAGTTGAAAAAACATTACAATACAAGGATGAAGATGGGAAAGTCTATAAATCAAAACATAGATATGAAAATGGATATGTTGAAGAAATGGAAATAAACCCAATGGATATAAGTGCTTTTAGCACAATGAAATCTGTAAGACTAATAGGAGTAGATAAAAACCTTTATTATTTAACATTAAAGTCTTGGAGAGAAGTAAAAAAAGAGTTGGCTAAAAATGGCATACTTCAAAGATTAAGTTTAGTAAAAGCAAGTTAATTCTTGCTTATATGGGTCGATAGTGTAATGGTAGCACAATAGTCTCCAAAACTATTAGTTATAGTTCAAATCTATATCGGCGCCGCCAAATAGTATAATCAATTATATTCTTTTCTTATGGTTTTTAATTGTTGTTTTTGGTATGTATTTTTTATACACAATATTATATATTACCATACCAGGTATTTTAAAAGTATATTTTGATTTTATACTATGGTTATATATTTAACATTATGCTTTTGCTTTCTAAAGAGATTGTAAAAGCATTTTGTATACATATTAAAAGGAGGTAAATATTATGTTTGTAAAATGGAAAGGTAAAGTATCACCAAATGACAAAGATAATGTAAAAAACATTTCTTGCAATAATAAAGAATGTTCTTATAATAAAGATGGGTACTGTACAACATTAACTTATAATCATTTACTAAACAGAATAAGTTGTGAAGAAAGGAAATGGTAAAATGTGGAAAATCTATAATTTTTTTGATTTTTTAAGAGATATTCCAAAAGAAATTGAATGGTTCTTTCAAAGAGGAATTAGAGGTTATAGTGACAGAGATGTTTGGGATGTAAGCAATTGGTTTGAAAATACAGTAATTCCAATGTTAGAACAATTACAAAAAACAAAACATGGTTATCCTATGAACATGACAGAACAACAATGGAATATTACTTTGAACAATATGATTGACTATTTTAAAGAAAGTACAGAAAGATATTGTTCAGAAAAAAATGAATACACAGAAGACTATTTAGCATCTTTATACGAAAACAATCAAAAAAAATGCGATGGAATTGAAAAAGAATGGATACGTAGAGAAAATGAAATAACTAAATATAAAATAGAAATGAAAAATAAAGCATTTAAATTATTTTCTAAACATTTTTATGATTTATGGGATTAATAAATTTTCCTTTATACATTTTGTATATAAAAAAGACTAATAGTTAAATCCGGTCGATTTTAAGGTTTGCGTTCCGGCTTTATAAAAAGGAGGAAATTATATGAAAGTCACACAACAAGATAGAATTCTAAGATATCTGAAAGATAACAGCAGCATTACAAGCTGGGAAGCAATTAAAGAATTTGGAGTAACTAGATTAAGTGCTGTAATATATAATTTGAAGAAAAAAGGATACGTTTTTGGAGAAGAATGGGTTTCAACTGTTAATAGATATGAAGAGCCCGTTACTTTTAAAAAATACATTTTATTATAAGGAGAGATTTATATGAAGACAAATTTAGTAGATTTAATATCACAAGTATCACAATTGGAAAAAGATTATTCAGAGTTAAAATATAGGTTAAGCAACCATTCTATGAATACTAGAATTATCGAATTAAATGGAAACAGCCAAATGTTAGATGAATATCTTGATTTTAAAGATGATTTTATGAAATTCTTTGAAATTGAAAAAGAAATAACAAAATTAAAAGGTATTATATTTGAAAAAAATAATTCTTTAAAATTAAACAATGGATATACTATTCAACAAGCATTAGTAGATATAAAAAATAAAAGAACTGCTTTAGATTTAATAGAATATTTAGCCAATCAAACACCCTATAAAAAAAGAACAAGCGAAACAAACAACTCTTATTTTACTTCAAAAGAACTAAATTATGATAAAAATACTATGATAAGCTTAAGAGAAGATTTAAGAAACCAAATACAACAAATGGAATTAGAAATCAGTCAATTAAATTCAGAAATGTTTGATATAAATTAGTTATTAATCTTGCTGCAATTTTATTTGTAGCAATGTAAGGAAGATATATTAAAAATATATAATAATAAAAAAGATGAAAATTATCTTTACCACATGTAAATAAATTATTTTAAAAATGAAAATCTTATTAGTACAGGAATTACAATTCACAGGTTATTGCCTCGGCAAATATTATTTTGTATATCATTTATTTACAATTTAAAATCAAAATCAAAGCAAGTTAAATGCTCAACAATTTAAAAGTCGGCTGTTATTTAGCCACCGCAGAATTATTTTTTATTATGTATTTATTTTATATCTTCCTTTTATAGAAAGGATGTTATTATGAGTAGAAAATTTGAATATGTAGAAAGAATAAAAAGCACAGGATATGAAACAAAAGAACCAGGTTTTAATTTGCCTAAAAGAGCAACTAAATATTCAGCCGGATATGATTTTGAATGCCCTGAAAGAACAGAAATACCACCTTATAAATTAGGAGATAATCCTACATTGGTTAAAACAGGAGTTAAAGCTTATATGCTTGATGATGAATATTTAATGCTTGTAAATCGTAGTTCAAATCCAAAAAAGAAAAAATTAGTAATTCCTAATGGAATTGGAATAGTGGACTGTGATTACGTAGACAATCCAGATAACGAAGGAGAAATTGGGTTCTTATTTTACAATTTAAGTAACGAACCAGTTATTATTGAAAAAGGAGATAAATTAGGTCAAGGAATTTTTCAGAAATATTATATAACTGATAATGATAATGCTGAAGGAACTAGGATTAGTGGTTTCCGGAAGCAGTGGAAAGTAGGTGTAAATATGAGAAAGTTAGCAAGTATTCAAAAAATAGTAAATATAGAACCAATAGAAGGTGCAGATAAAATAGAAAAATTAACTGTATTAGGTTGGCATATTGTGGCAAGTAAAGCTGAAAATCATAATATTGGAGATTTAATATGCTATATAGAACCAGACTCTCGAGTACCTGAAATTCCTATGTTTGAATTTTTAAAAGATAGAAAATATATAGTTAAAACAATAAAATTAAGAAAACAAGTAAGTCAAGGTTTAGTTATTCCTTTAAAAGAATTGCAAAAGAATTTTAATATTGATATTGCTACACTTAAAGAAGGTCAAGATGTAACTGATTTATTAGGTATAACTAAATATGACCCCGAAGGAGAAAAAGAACAAAAATTAGCAGAACAAGAAATGAGAAAAGCAAAAAATCCTATACACAAGTTTTTAATGAAATATAAATGGTACAGAAAGATATATAATAAATTTGCTATTCCTAAAAAAGGTAAATTTCCAAAATGGATAAAAAAAACAGATGAACGGAAGATTACAAACTATGCCTGAGGAATTTTATGAAATAGTGAATAATCCAAACCCACATGAAATTATTCTTTTTGACAGTACAGAAAAAATTGACGGTCAATCAGCAACATATTTCATAGAAAAACATAAAATATTAGGAATATTTAACCAATATGAATTTGGTGTATGTTCAAGAAATTTAAGATTAAAAACTCCAAATAATTCTTCATATTGGACTATAGCCAGACAATATGACATAGAAAAAGTATTAATAGAATTATTAAAGAAATACAAAGCAGAAAAAATAGTATTGCAAGGAGAAATAGCAGGAGAAGGCATACAAAAAAACAAATATCATATTGAAGGATATAAGTTCTTTGCATTTAATTTTATAATAGATGGTAAGAAATATAGAACAATAGATATGCAAGACATATTAAAACCTTATGATATAAATACTGTACCAATTCTTGATAAAAATATTGAACTATTAGATACTATAGATAAGATGGTAACAAATGCTGAGGGCAAATCTACACTATATAATACAGAAAGAGAAGGAAAGGTATGGAGAGATACAGACAATAATATATCTTTTAAAGTTATAAATCCTAAATTTTTATTAAAAAATAACGAATAATTATGAAATGGCACCAAGATAGTAAAATTTTGGTGCTTATTTTGATAAAATAGGTCTAGGAACTACGAGGATGAACGTAGAACAATGTTTATACTTTATGTTACAAATTATATACCTGATTATTAAATATTGTTTAAATTTAAAATATAAGATTAAAAAGGAGTTAATTATGGATTTTGTAAAATCTATTAACAAAAAAACAGTAATAAATATTAAAATTAGAGATTGTATGGATTATCTTAATGCAATAGAAATGTTTAGAGTATTAAATAATGAAAAACTACCATGTTCTTATATAAATATTCGTACCGCTGATAAGATAGGTGTGTTAGACCATACAATTATAAATAAATTAAAAGACTATAACTATTATTTAGGAAAAGCATATTCAATAGACCATTACTGTACAGAATTTATACCTAATAACTCAATAGTTTTAGTAGATAACGAAAAGTCTGATGGGTACATTTTTAAAATATATTTATCCACAGATTTTAAAATAGATAAATATATAGAGAATATAGATGGTTGGGAATATTAATTAGGAGGTAAAATATGGAAACAAATAAAAAATGCATACAATGTGGTGCAACAGATAAATTATTAGAATTAGACAATGGAATATTTACTTGTAAAAAATGTTTAGATGCATTAGGAAAAGAACAAAGAGAAATGCAAGAATATATAGAAGATTATTTGGCTGAAAACTTCGGTATAAATAGTCCAGAAACTCAAGCCAAAACATTAGAAGCTATTAGCATAAGTATAAAATATAAAAATGGACTATTAGGTGAAGATGAAGTTGAAAAAATTAATCGTGAAAAAGAAAGGATGGAGAAAGCTTTTGAGTAAAATTTTAATTGCATTAGATGAAAGTACAACATGTACGGGATATGCAGTATTTAATAATGGAAAACTAATAGAACATGGAGCTTTTTCTTTTAAAAGCAAAGATGTTCTTGAAAGAGTAAGTTTTATTATGGAAGAAATTGAAAAACTAATTAGTAAATATAAACCAAATAACATGATAATTGAAGATGTTCAAATTACAATGAATGCAGCTACAGCTAAATCTTTATTAGGACTGCAATTTATGATTGAGATATATGCTCATAGAAACAATATACAATGTGAGACTATCAGAACAACAAAATGGAGAAAAATATTAGGATTATCAAATAGTAGGACATTAGATAGAAAAGCAAAGAAACAAGAAACTATAGATTATGTAAAAAATAAATATGGAATTGAAGTTGTAAAAGATGATGAGAGCGATGCTATTGCTATAGGAACAGCATTTTTATTAGAAAAGGAAGGATAAAGAAGATAAAATAGAAGAAAAGGAGATAAACCGAATGGCTTATATCAAAGTTTTAAAAGTTAAAGAAAGTATTAAAAGCTTACACAAATATATGAATATATATCAAGCAATGAATACACTAGATTGGATATTAAAAAATAAATGCATTAATTGCGAAGAACAATGTTCAGACTGTTATTTAGATTTTGAAAGTAAAATAGCCATTGAAAAAATATTAATACATTTAAAAAAGAATAAAAAGAAAATAAAAGGAGGAAGAACATTATGAGAGACCCAAAAAGAATAAAACCTTTATTAATGGAAATTGAAAAGCAATGGGAAAGATTTCCTGACTGGAGATTTGGACAATTAATAGAAAATATAAAAAGATTTTACGATATAAATGATTTATTCTATATAGAAGATGATGAAATGTTAAAATTAATTGAAAATTTTATGAGAAAAATTGAATTAGAAAAAGAAAAGGGAGAATAATTAAATTCTCCCTTAATTTTAACCTGTATAGTTTGTTGCCTGTCAAAAATAAAATGGCTTAGAATTAATCCTCAAGCCCTATTATTTTGAAGATTTTTTCTTTTTGTTGTTGTATTTAGGTTTTTGTACGTTAGGTTTCGGTTCGTTTTTTATTTCTTTTTTTTCTTCTATTATTTCTACTTTAGGTTCTTTTTTCTTGTCTTCTATGTTTATTACAGTATAAAGTTTACCTTCTACACTAACATCTATTCCTCTTTCTACTAAATCTTCACAGAAAGTTTTGTATAAACCTTTACCAGAGTCATTAACTCCTTCTTCTACTACTTCATAGCAACAATCTTTGTACCAAATAGGTTTGCCTTCTAAACATACTGTTTTTAAAAATTTTAGTTGTTTCATTTTATTCACTCCTTTATGTGGTTTCATACCAGACACCGTTTCTTTTTATATAAGGCGTTGCTTCAACCCAAGCGCCGTTTACTTTTAAATAAGTATCTCCTTCTACCCATGTACCATTTATTTTTATCCACATTTGATTTCCACGAACAGGTACAGAACTAGTTGTTAAATAAGTACTATATTGTCCCCAACTGTTTTTAACTCTTATTCTAAATTGTATCAAATCTCCGTTAGATAATAATGCTCCAGTCATATCTCCAGTTCCTATATTTTCTAAAACGAATTTTTGAGCAACTGATTGATTTTCTGGATGTAATTGAATTATAGTTCCATTTTGCATAATAGCCCCATAAACATCCATACAAAATTCATATCCTGTTTTAGTAATAAAAGAATAAGTTCCATCATTATTTTTTCTTATAAGCCATTTTTGAGCAATACTTCCATTGTCTGTAAACTGTTGCAATTGCAACCCTTTAGAAGGTTTTGCTCCTTTAACATCTAAGCATTTACCTGAGTTTACAAATGTTATTTTATAAAATCCATCATTTGTATATTCGATTTTACATTGTTGATTTGTAGCTCCTGTATATTGCCATAAATTAATTTTAGCTTCATCTTGTGTTGAATTATCTTTAACATTAATAACATAATTAGTATTAGCCTTGCTTCTAATTATATAAGTATTATCTAACAATCCATAAAAAGAAGATAAGTCAAATGTATAACTTGTCTTAGAATCAGGATATAAGGTTGCCCAATCACTCCATTTTGAAGTTTTATGATTATATATACGATAACCTAATTCATATGAAACAATGCTTCCTGAACCACCTGTAGCTCCAGACCACGATACCTTTATACTACCATCTTTTTTTATACTTGTATCGCTAAAAATATAAGAAGTAGGGGGAGTAGGGCTACCAAAAGATACATTTAATGTAACTGCTATCCAACCTGAAGTTGCATAAGAACCATCACTAGAACGTACCCTATATTGATACTTAACACCAACAAAAGGTTTTTGACTATGAACATTCATATTTTTTAGAACTATTTCTTTAAAAGATGCTTTAGATTGAGCACTAGATATTCTTAACCAATCTGTCCAACTACCACTTGGAGTAGTAGACCTTACTTCAACATCATAATATAATCTTCCTAAAGTTCCTGCTCTTGCTCCTCCCCATGTCATAGTTGGCGAAGCATTAATACTACAAGGATTTGGAGTAGCGCTAATCCATGTTGGAGCACTAGGTGCACTATACCCAGGAAGCCCTATTGAGGCATAGTGGTCTCCTATTCTAAAAGCAGCCCCTGCTGGTCTGCTAGCAGGAATAGTCATATTAAATCCTAATGCAAAAGAACTATCTACACTTACAAAAGACATAGAACATGTTCTTGTTCTAGTTCTCGCACTATTTGCAGTCCATCTGTCTGAATAGCCTTTAATGTTTGCACTAGCACTAGCAGCAGCACACCACATATTGAAATTTATTTCTCCGTCATAATTGATATATCCACTAGAATAAGTTAAGGAACATACAACAGTAGCTGTAACAGTTACTACTGCTCCATTTCTGCTTGTATCTATATAAATAGAAGCTGTAGAAGTAGGTTTATTCCAACCTTCAGAGTATATTAAAGCCATATCTATTTACCTCCTCTTCTAAGTGTTTATTTTTAAATACAAATTACCATTCATTCCAATTGTTGGGTCTGGTTCTGTTACACCAGATAAAACAAATGCTTGTTGTATCCAAGGACTCCAAGTTCCATTATAAAAATTCCTAACCCATGTTTGTATGCCAGAATTTGAATAATTTGTAAAAGTTTGTTTTACACCTGCATGTATTTCTACGAACAAACTAAAAGCAACAGATGATGGAACATTTGACATAGTAGCAACATCTGCATTAGAAGGATTATAATATAATCCTGCCGTTGTATAAGAATTTAAATTAGAATTCTTAGGAATCTTTGTAGGTGTATTTAATTTATTATTTAATGCGTTTGTAACAGCTGTAGAAACAGGTTTATCAATATCTGCCGTGTTATCTACATTACTCAATCCAATTTGATTTTTATCTAATATTAAATAAAAATTATTATTATAGTATTTAACAAAAACTGTTCTACTAGCAATTAAAGTGTTTGCTCTTACCGCTACACCATCAGAAAATAAAATAGGTCTAGCTGTATCTCCATTTATAGACAATGTGATGTTATCAACATTATTTACAGTTGGAATAAATGCTATTATACCCATATCATTTCCAAAACTATTAGTTAAAGGAGTAGGAACTCCTGTTATTGTTATATTGTATTGAGAACTCGTACTTGTCTCTAGAAAAGAACCATTTAAGATTTGTCTAGGATTGAATGGATACATTGGCTCATATCCTGCACTTGTTAAAACCTGCATTATTATATTTTTTGCCATTACTTATCATTCCTTTCTATTTAGATAATATTTTTTCTATCACTCTTGTAGTTATTATATTATCTGTACTTAATTCTATTGTTTTTTGGATAAAATCTTCGGCGATTTCTTTAGCTTGTGCTTTAGTCATTTTAACATATCCTTCTTCATTTGGATTATGGTCTTGAAAATACAATATATTTCCATCTACATATATTATATATGCTTGCCCTATTGTATAATCTCTTGACTTTATTATTTCTTTAGCATCTACGCCATTAATAGCCATTTTTTTATCCCATATTTCATATCTAAATCTTTTTTTTTCTGTATTTAAAATATCTTCTCTATTTTGTTCTTTTATCATTTGGTCTATCTCTTCTAGAGAGACATTTTTATTTTTACTTTGAACATATTTTAGTATAGATTTACTATCTAACATTTAAATCTCTCCTTTTATAAAAAAGAGAGCATATTTCAGCCCTCTTATATTAAATTTCTTTCCATTCGTCTGGAATCTCATCATAATCTTTAATATTTGTACAATTAGAAAAAGCATGTCTTCCACTAACAAAACTAGATAAACTTGTTACAGAATTTATAAACGGCATAGCTTTAGTTTGAGTATCTCCATAATCAAAACTTCCCAGATTTTCACAATAGAAAAATAAGCTTCTACAATTTTCTAAATTTGGGAATATACTTGCTGCATTACTAGATGCCCAAGTAGGCATATAATGAATCTTAGTACCATGCAAAGCTGCACTTATATCTTTTAATTTAGGAGAATTTTCTGGAAATCCGTACCCAAATAACACATCGTCTATTCCGGTTGCTGCATATAATCCAGCCGCACTTTCTAATTCTGTAAGTGTAGAATAAGCATTGGTTCCGTCTGTAGTTTCTATTCCAAAATACTCTAAAGAAGAACAATATGCAAAAAGATAATCTATTTTAATAAGTTTTGTATTTTTCTTTAATAAATTATTATAGGTATTAAATGCCCCCACACTTTCTCCTCCAGCAGACATAATCATATTTTCACAATAACAAAAAGCATAAGAAACATCCGTTAGCTCTAAATTATTATAAAATACTCCTATAGGGATATCTTCTATAGCTGTCGTGTGAAAAATATGGCTTGCATCCGTTATGTTCGGACACTTTCCTAAGATTTGATTTTTTGCTTTTGTTTCATCAAATGCATATTCAACATATTGTTCATGTTGTATTTCTTTTATAGGTTGTTCTCCTACATTTTTTAATTTTCTACATACCATAAATAAACGAGAAACATTTGTTAAAACATTGTTCTCTCCAAATATAGTTGTATAATCACTAGGTAAGTCAACTAAATTTTCACATTCATAAAATGTTCCTTCTGCTTTTTTAATTTTATTTTTAAATATTCCACCTAAAACAGAAGTTAATCCTGTATTTGAATACATATAACTTATATCTTGTACATTGTCCATAGGGATATTTAACATACTTGTTATATTTGTACATCCACTAAATAAATAAGACATGTCTGTACATTTGCTTGTATCTAATTCACTAATAGTTACAGTACGTAAATTAGTACAAAGTTGAAACATTCCTTTCATATTTATAACTTGACTTTCTTTGCTATCATAAATACCAATATTTTTTACATAAGAAAAACTTTTAAACAATTCAGATAAGTCCAAAACATTGCCTAATCCTGTACTCTTAATTACTAAGTTTTGATTAGAAGAATTTCCTATTTCAATTCTTAATATATTCTCGTTATTAAAATCTTGTAATTTATTTTTTAATATAGCGGCATCTGTATCATTTGAACTTGTTTTTGATATCCAATATATGTTATCATTTGAAGTACCATTTTCGTTAGTTGAAGTCTTTATATAATATTCATATATTGGCATATTATCATAATCATAAACATATCCAGTTTGTTTATCGACGCCGTAATATCCAACATTTGCTCTAGAATTAGTATTAAACAATTTTACATAATAGTATAGAGAAGTTTCTTGATACATTTCTGTTGACAATTCTTCTCCTTGACCTTTTTCAGCTAATACTAAATTTTGAGCTAATTCAGCATTCATATTAACGTTATATCCTGGTAAATTCCAATATTTGTTTACTATTTCTAATTTTTCCACATCTGTTAATAGCCCAAGATTTCTATTTCCTAGAGTTAAAGTTCTTATAGTTGTTGGAGTATTAGTCACTAAGCTATCTATGATATTCATCAAACTATTATGTGTTAAAGGACAATCTGTAAATGAAATATCAGAGCCTAAAGAAGGTTCACTTTCTCCATATTTAAAACCAGCTATATCTGTTAAAGAAATACAACCAGTAAACATATTGTTTAAGCTTATATTTGAAGGAACTGCTTTTAAATTAAGGTTTCCCAATGTTTGTAATTTTAAACAATTATTAAATAATTCTGTTGGATTATTAGGTACAATATCCGTATCTTTGCTCCAAAAAACATCATCTCCAACAGTGACTAAATTAGATTGTTTAAACATGTCAGAAGTAATATTTAGTCCTAATAAAGAATTATCTTCTAAAGTAATAATATTATCTATATTAAATGCATTAGTCCAATCTGCATTGTTTCCATTGAAACAATTTAATGGAATCGTATTTATATTAGCATTGCTAAATACACCGGCGAAAGATGTTGAAGAATTAGCATATCTAAATATTCCTTCAGGAATAGAAGTAATATTGCTTATTCCACCAAACATGTTTTCAAAAGTTAAACCAGAAATACTCGCATTTCCTAATAAATTGTTTGGTATTTCTTTTATATTAATATCATTAAAGAACATATTTTCATAAGATTGAACAAGGGGGTTATTAATCAATAAATTATTTGGTATTGACATTAAAGACACACAACCTGAGAATGTTCTTGCAAAAGTAGTAACCAAGCTATTATTTGCAAATAAGTTATTTGGTATTGATACTAAAGAAGAACAATTTTCAAAAGTACCACTAAAATCTCTTACTAAGTTATTTCCATTAAATAATCCTGTAGGTATGTTAGTAATGCCACTATTTTTAAAAGTATTAGCAAAAGATAATATCCCTATGTTATTATCAAACAATCCCATAGGAAGTACAGATAAAGAAGAACATCCTTCAAATGTACTATTAGCACTACTTAAAGAAGAAGAATTACTAAATATTCCATCTACTATAGCCTGTAAATTGTTACAATCTTTAAACATGCTATCTATCGCACTTAAATTTAGCTCGCATTTTGTAACCTCTCGTAAGTCATTAGCTATAGCTCCAGTAAATACTAATTGACTTAATGTTCCGTTTATTTTTATTGTATATATTCCATCAGCAACATAAGTGTGAGTTGCTTGTGGGTCATCATAAGCAGTAATTTGAGTAGAAGTAGTTCCATCTCCCCAGTCAACCCAGTAATTATATGTTCCACCTTGAACCATAGGTATAGATATAGTTTTAGTATCTGTAACACTTACTGAATTTTCTCTTATTATATAGTTTCCATCTTCCGTAATTATACTGTTTCCATCTTCAGTTCCTATTTTATTTCCAAAGGTTGTATCTATTATCATTTCAAAAGAAGTGTCTTCTTGTATAAATACATATTCTTCTAC